TTCAAAAATTTCATTGACTTTTTGAAAGAAGTTTTGTAATGTAATGTTCAAAATGGCGATTTCGGGGGGCCCAAAAAATTCCTAAAGTTCTCCTTCTTTCAAAAATTTCATTGACTTTTTTAAAGAAGTTTTAGAATCAAAACGGCCATTCCTGGAAAATTCCTAAAGTTCCCCTTCTTTCAAAATTTTCATTGACTTTTTTAAAGAAGTTTTGGAATGTAATGTTCAAAACGGCCATTCTACCCCCTCCCCCCGAAGGGGGCCACAAAAATTTTTCTGCACCCCCAGCCGGCATATTCATCCCATCATATAATCCTTTATCACCTATTATGATGTGCCAGTATTACAAAATCGATTTACTTTTTTGGATTTGTATTTCGAGTATATTCAAACCATGAACTTATTTATTCTATCGCTTTGTTTTCGTGAATGTGCTGAATGGATGTTTGATAAACATATTTCAAAAATGATTGTGGAGGCGGTTCAAATGCTTTCTACAGCAAAACATGTATTAGACCCTTTAGAGGATTCTCTAGAAGAAGGAATAAAAATCTATAAAATCAGTCATAAAAATCATCCAGTTAGTATTTGGATACGTACATCTTTAGATAACTATCTTTGGACTCTGGATATGGTCGATGCTATGCATGATGAATGGCGTTTTCGCTATGGTCATCCAGAGACGAAAGTCCACGCATCTTACAAAATAGCTCAGTATCTGCGTCAAGTGGCACCCCCTGCTGACCGGTTTCCGGAAAGCGGGTTAACACCTTTCGCACAAGCTATGCCGAATGAGTATAAACACGAGGATGCTGTCGTTGCTTATCGCAAATATTACCAATCCCCCGATAAACAAAAAATAGCATCATGGAAAAAAAGAGACCCTCCTCACTGGTATCATCTATATGGATAAGTCTACAGTTCAGACACCCCACTTTTATTTCGATTAATACGAATAACATTCCAAAGGGAATATTCAGGATGACACATGTTATATTTTTTTATCAATAAACTGAATATAGATTGGTCATGACGATGTTCTGAGAACCTATAATAATTCTGGGTTACAGAAGGAGAATCGTCTATCAAAGAATAATTACAACATATTTCATACCATTCATTCATGAACTTACGCATTTTGTCACAAACATGTATCAACAATACACCCGCTTGATGTTGTCCACTGCGTAAATGGGCATCATTCGTCATATTGAGATATACCGGCACGTCCATTTTATTCCAATGTCTTTCTTCGTTTTGCGTTGTGGTTATAATGATCCCGCATGTTTTTACTTTTTCGAAATACGATTTCAATAGTTCTCGATTCTTACTATCGATTTCACATCCACAATCCAAATACAACAAAACATCCCCGTCTTCCAATGACGCCATCGTTTTTTTTACAAGATAAGGTTTCCATAACCAATACCCATATCCTCTTTGGTTCGATTGAATAAATTCGCCGTGTTTTGACCAAAATTCGCAATCTGCTTGTAAATCTTTATCGGTATAAGTGGTAATATTATCAAACAGATCGATTTGGCTAGCTTGTTTCTGTATTCTATCCACCGCTTCATAATAATTTTGTCCTCCCGCTCCAAAGGTAATGAAATGGGTTTTCATATAAACATAAATTCTTATTATGTTTATATTATTTTCACCCTTTATTCGCCGACCCCCTTTCGGTAGATAAAAATCTTTAGATAGAATATATGTCTGACTTTGTGACATTTTTACGTACTGCGTGCCTTCCGGCCCAAATATACCTCGCTTTAGTCCTTATCAATATTCTTTTTGCTCTTTTAGGAAAGTTTAGTAGGGATGCTAAATTATTCAAAGTATTCGTTGCTCTACTTGTAGGTTCTATTCTCATCGGTCTTGCCTTCACCTGGATTGCAAACTATCTTTGCCAACAAGGATGGGCCCCTGTTGCTTGGCTCTTTGTTCTCCTTCCTCTTTCTACTCTTCTTGTCAATCTTCAAAGATTGATCAAGAAATAGATTCATATAATTGTTTTGCTTCGTCTATTTCCCATACGATGCAAGGCCCTCCCTCCGGATAGGTCGAATACGGAACCGATTTAGACGTAGACCGATCTTTTTTCATTAGGATACTGAGTCCTCTCATTCGCCTCTCTATCGGCAGCATTTTTAGCGGGAATTTGCGGCTATGATGTTTAAGAGCCCATTCAAATTGGAGGGCTGTTCGCCAATCGGGAAACCCGTGTATATGACAAACGCGTTCCCATGCGTTTCCTTGAGCAATTCGCATGTGAGTAGCATGTGCTCCTCCCACCAACTCTCCATTATGTTGTCGCAACCGATGATCTAAATCAACCGTTGCTCCGACATATGTTGCTTTGTCTGTAGATTCGAGAACATAAACAAAATAAGACATTTGTATATATGATATAACCTATTATATTCGAGTCGTTGTTATACGTTTGAATCTAGTATATTTACTATAATATTACATTATATGTCATACTTTGATTTTTTACATAAAATTAATAAACAAGAAGTGAATGTTATCTTTGAATTAGGTAGTCGTGATTTGGTTGACGCTATAAAATTGTTAGAGCATTTTGATAAATCTAAGATTTACTCGTTTGAATGTAACGATGATTGTTTAGTAGAATGTTATAAAACTCTATCGAAATTAGAGTTTAATAAAAGAAAGAGACTGTTTTTGATAAATAAAGCAGTCTCTCTAGAGAATGGTCCTGTCTCATTTTTTCCATTTGATTTAGAACAATTTAATAATATGGGGGCTTCCTCTATGTTAAAAATCGATTTTTCAATGAGAAATAAAGATGATGTTGATTACAACAGAGCCAACCCCCAAAAGGAAATCGTAGTTCAGGGAACCAGATTAGATACATTTGTTCAACAGAGTCAAATAACAGATATTGATTTATTATGTATCGATTTACAGGGATATGAACTACATGCTATTAAAAGTTTAGGATATTTACTACACAAAGTCAAATACATAATAACGGAATGCAGTATAGAAAATACATATATAGGGGGCGCTTCATTCGTCGAATTGAATGAATATCTAAAAAAGTTTAATTTCAAATATGTATTAAGTAATAAGTTCGGTGAAAATTATCCTGACTTGTCATTAAGAGGTTATTCAGAGTTTGACGCCTTATTTGTCAATGAATCACCGTTTTAATATGCTACACGCAGCACAAAACGACCAATTCGGTCATTTGTTCTATAAAAACGCTTCAAATTCTTCCGGAGTGTTCACTTCCCTTGGTATATCGAATCTATTTTGTAGGTATCTAATCCATAAAAAAATGTATTTTTATTTTGATTATACTTTACCTATAAGATTTATGAAAAGAGTCGCGACATGTTCTCCGCTTCCAGATTCCTCTCAGGTGTCTTAAAGAGGTTATATATGAATTGGTCTTCGCGGAAACGCGCTGTATATGTGCTCTGGATGGCCGACCTCCCAATTCGGCCTAAACACTGAATCGTCTTTGCCTGCGTCATATTCGCCATGTCTTTTCCGATGAATCCGTGGCAGAAATTATAGTTCGTTCCAAATACGAAATCGCTAGAGGCGATAATCATAAAGAGATCTTGCTGAGTAGCAAGACGTTTCATGACCTCTAGATATTTTGCGTCGGCGCCTTCTATGAAGAGCCCGATTCCCATCAACATCAGCAATTTAAGAGAAGTATCCACGGCCAGTCCCATGACTTCTTTGACGGATTCTTCCACAAGGGTTGGACAGAATGCCGCGGTTTGAATCCCGCCCGTCCATTTCGTCTGATGGGCCTTTGTATTCGGAACATATTCCGGCTCTAGCGAAAGAATCCGGACTTGTTTCCTTAGCGCATCTATCTTCCTATATATTTCCTTTATGGCATGTGGCTGTGTATCATCGCTTTTCTCCTTTTGTTTCGTCTTCTTTTCGTCATCGGGTTTCTGAAGAGCGTCTAGTTCTCTCTCTAATTCTTCTAGTTGAGAACCTACTTTGTTATTCGTATCGATTTTGGCGAGAAGATCCTGAAACATTGCTTTCGGAATTTCAGACTGTTGGATATAAAATTGTCCTATTTTCTTGGCATCTTCCGTCAAGAAGATGGTTGGTCCATCTGTTAATGTATAAGCATCCGCTGTAGTTATTAAGACACCGGAAGTGGCTGGTTTTGTAGTAGTAGTAGCAATGGATCCGATACTTTGTGTTCGTTTGAGAAGGCCGCCACTGCTGGCGTTTTTGTCAAAAACAGAATCGACACTATGGGCTTTCGTAAATGAACCAGAAGGAGAGAACTTGGGCTTTTGAACGGTTTTCATATAAGTATGAATTTGCGGCCAGTCATCTTTCTTTAGGCGTTGGAGAACCTCTAGATAATAGATTTTCAGCGAGTTCATTGTAATGTCGGCAATGTCTGCGAAATAATTTTTCATCTGGAATCTTTCAGGAACGAATTCTTTTTCGTTGACATAAAAGAGAAATCTGACGATTTCGTTTAAATCGAAATATCGCAACATTGTTTTGTTTTTTGTACAATGTCGGACGCATTCTGCCAGTTCTTCATATAAGTCATAAAGAGTATGTGGCATAGCGCAGAACCCGTCTTTTGTCAACATAGGAATCGATTTCCGGCAATCATAACTCTGTATCGTATGTATCTCGGCGTCAAATCTGGCGCGGAAATCGGCGAGTGTATCTTGGATTTCCTCTTCATGTGGTAGTGTAGCACAAGAAAGAACTACATTCGGTATCTGGTTTTCTTTCCAATTCTGGTGTATGATAGAATGGAGGTCGTGTGTTTCGTAATCCATCGTAATCGTGGGCTCGTCCCAATAGGTAATGAGTCTTTCTGCCGGATTGAACGCAAGCATGTAGTGCATGGCGATTAAATACGATTGGACATCGCAAATCATGATTTCGACTTTATCACCGATAGCATTGTTCACTTTGCGAATTCCCCCACTTCGCCAGTCTTTCGTGAAATCCGATGCTGCGAAATAGTGGAGCCGAACATCCGATGCGGTTTCAGCACCAAACGCGAATGCTATTTTCTTTTCCATCGAAATCGCCGATTTTGCTAAAGCCAGACCGATATGTCTAGCGACACACACGAAAATGATGCGGTATTGGACAGACAAGCCAATCGGCGACAGCGTTTTGCCAGTGCCTGTCGGCGCAATATAGAGAACTAACTTGGGAGTATGCGAGTTGCGGAAAAGCGAGAATAATTCTTTTTGATGAGGGAATAAAGTCTTGTCTTCGTATTCCAATAGATAGGGATTCTGCTCGATAAACACGAACGCACGTTCAACCACTTTTGCTAAATCCGTGTGGGATTTGGTTATCTCTACGACTTTATTGACATAGGCCATAACACCTGGATGAACCCCCTGAATAGAGGCCTTTGCCAATTGGACGAGCGTATACAAATGATAGGCGTATTTCGTATCCCCTTTAGAGAAATAGCGGCATAATTCATGACAGAAATCGAGAAGCAAGAATTCATAAATCCCCTTTTTGTTTTGTTCGATATTCGCTTCTAGGTTCTGTAGACGCATAGCATCGATACTTTTCATTTTTTTGATTGTTCCTGTAAGTTTATCACTCGTCCAAACATGCGTCAAAGACGCTAGGGGACCCTTGTCGCCATATTTACGCAAAGTCCGAGCAATAATAGAGGAACAGTATTTGTCATAAAGGTATTGCTGATTCTCGGGATTACATTCTATTTTTGTAAAAGAGAAGAGAGAAACAGTTTTATTTTTTATAATAGCGGGATTTTCATATCCTGCTAGAATCATCTGAAGAATACCCTTTTCTGATTCAGAAACGGGGAGTTCAATCGAGTCCCATTCGGTACGTGTAAGTTTTGTTTGTTTAAGGTCCATTTTATACGAGTTATTCTTTATGACAATTTGTCTTCAATTTTATACATTGGAATATGAAAAATGGATAATTATAATAATAATATAGGTATATGAACAAACTTGAATTTATTGTTGAGTTATGGAAACAAGTCGATTCGTTATGTATTAAAACCGACATTAAATGTTCAAAATGTTTAGATACGAGAAAACTATGGTCAATCGATAAAAAAACAGATACTCATACTTTGATAATATGCTATAAATGCTGTGGTAATACCGAAGAAAAAGAGATTCCTCCGACACCTATTACAAAAGACGAAGAATTTTATGGAAATATAGGAGAAAAACAAATCCTCCTATTTGAAGACCGGGATGATACGCCGAATTCTCGTCTTGAAATATTGAAAGAAGTCGAGAAAGAGAACCATGAACGAGAGTGTGCTCGTATCAGAGATCTTATTACAAAAAGGAAGATGGAATTTACTGATGGGTTGAGCGTCGAAAAATTTGGAAAAAACCAGAGGAAAGATTTCTCGCAAACGCTTCGATACAATAAACTACAAACAGAATGTAATGGTTTATTACAAGATATTGTAGAACTCCATGGATATCCCTGGAATAAAAAACACGAAATCCCAATAACGTTTACATGGCCTGATACATATACTCAAGGATATTCTTATGATGTTATGGAAGATGAGAACACGCATCCTGTTTATTTATTTATAATACTCCATGCGCATAATTATATGAACTGGCTTAAAATAATAGATTCGTGTAGTTTGTTCTCAGATGAAGTTCATGTCCAAATAAAAACCTATGTATTGTATCCAAAGAATGATTGTGCCTTGAATATGTGTAATAAAATTATTGCGGATTCTAAAAATAGGCAAATCCTTTTGGACAAACTTATTACTACGCCTTTTTACACGTCGTAGTCGCTCATTATAGCGAAGCGGCATTCAATATTATTATTTTGTATATGTAAAAAATAAAAAAGGAGATTTCCCCCTTTTTATTTGTTTTTTGTTTTTTGTTTTTTCTCTAATATATTTCATTTATCAGCACGTCAAATGAAATATTGTTTCGTTTGGCAATTCTATCCATTCGTAATGGATGGAATACGTATGCCGCGATTTCTTCCGCAAATGGTTGCATAGACCGTTTCATGGCTTCGTAATCCAAATCGCAAATGATTTCCATAATATTTGGGTTTTGTGATAACATATCAAAATCGATTTTGTCTAGGTTATTTTTAAGTAGATGAACCGCGCCTGGATTTTTTGATAACCAATACCAGTGTATTTTGTCTGGGTACCTTTCAAACAAATGCATCGCATTTGGATTCGTTGATAACATACACCAATCTATTTTATCTAGATTTTGTTCCAATAAATCAGTCGCGTTTGGGTTCGCTGATAACATCCCCCAATGTACTTTGTCTAAGTTATTTTTCAATAAATCCATGGCATTCGGATTGCCTGATAGATGATACCAACAAATTTTATTTGGGTACTTTTCTAATATGGAAAGAGCGTTTGGATTTTGTGATAAATGCATCCAATTCACCTTCTTTAGATTCTTTTCAATGAATGATGTGGCATTTGGATTTAGTGATATCGCATCCCAGTTTATTCTATGTTGATATTGTTCTAGTATATACATGGCATTTGGATTCGCGGATAACCCGTACCAATCTACGTTATATTCACTCTCTTCCAACATCTGTTCCACAATAGAAAGAGCGTTTGGATTCGCGGATAACCCGTGCCAATATACTTTATCATGGTTCTCTTCCAAGATATGAATAAATTTTGGATGGATGGATAACCAAAACCAATCTAGTTTGTCAGCATATTCCGATTTTATTACAGGTAAGTATTTTGGTTGTTGCATTTGTTAGTAATATATTATATGATTGTATGAATTCTAAAAAAAGGAACTCAATTTTATCTGTTAGATCCAATCAATCCATTTCTGCTCCCGAAGGCGGCATATTGATTAAGAATTGGTCTAAAAAGGTTATTATTAATTTATTGATTTCATCCGGGATTTCATCATGTGGACAATGTCCGGCATCGAGCCATTTACCGAAAGCGGTTGGACAATGTTTTAGAAAATCGTCGTAGATATTCGGAATAAGCCAGGGGTCGTTTTTTCCTATCAATAAATAAAGGGGTTTTGTCATCTGGCAAAGCAAATCCTCCATATAAGGATGTTTCTCTGTCAGTTGGGACTTTAAAACCCGACAAAATACTTCTTGAGCAGCGGGATCTTCCGATGGTTTCAAAATAGACGCAACCAACGCATCATCGACCCTTTCTGGATGTTTCGGATAAAGTGTAGTCAATGTCGCCCGAATATTGCTCTGAAAATAATGGAAAAACCAGCGAAAGACAATGGGCTGTAAGACCCATTTCAACCAACTGGTGGAAAAAGGGAGTTCTTTCCCTTTGAAAACCCCCACCGGATTCAACAAAACAACCGCGCGTATCATATCGCGAATCTCTGGATATACCGCAGCATATGTTGCTGTATATCCACCTATACTATTACCGATGAGAACCACTGGTTTACCCCCATTCGATTGATAAACCTTTTTGACAAACGCAACCGTCTGGTTGCGCCATAGTTCGATGGTATAATCAATATCTCTAGGTTTATCGGATGCTCCGAATCCTAAAAGGTCCATGGTATATACCGGATTTGTTTTAGAAAGGGCGGGAATATTGTCGCGCCAATGGAAAGAAGACGCACCGAATCCATGGATAAGAATGATCGGAGGTGTTTGTAATTCGGTTGCGTATTCTTCATGATGAATCTTATAAAAGGTTCCAGACATCTCATAATACCATGGGGTCTTTTCTAATGCAGTTTGCGTAGAAACGGGAATAGGAAGGGTAAAGTCAGAAAATCCATTGTCTATCTTTTTACTTTTTATCGATAAATCGTGTTTTATATTATGTATAAATAGGCGTTTGAAAGGGGAAAAGATGTAAAAAAGAAAAATCGAATTTATCCAATGGAACATATATATCCTTTGACGATAACTATTTATACCGATCAAAGCTTAGTATGGAGTACATTATTTGTCATAGACATCGACGATTTATCCTTCTCTCCATATATATGTTGTGGTTGACCCTATATTTTTCAAAAAGACGTTATCTTTTGTATCAAAAATAAGATGTGTATTACTGACAACATCAAACAAACTTTTACTAATTTGTATTGTATCTGGGTCGGCAGTACTTTGTAGTCTTGCTGCCATATTGACAGTATTACCTACGACACAAAGCCGCGGAATTTCAACGCCTAAAATACCTACTACGACTTCCCCAATATGAATTCCAATACGGAGTTGAAGCGGATTTCCATCGGGAGTTGGAACCTTTTTGATTTCTTCGAGAAACTCTTGTGCCAAACTAATGATTTGTTCAGGAGTATCCGATTGGTAAGAATGATATAAATCGCCTACTACCATATACGCATCACCGATGGTCTCGATCTTTTGTAGATGACCATATTTTTTGACAATATCATCAAACCGTGTATAGATGTCATGAAGAAGCTGAAAAATGACGGAACTCTCGTATTTTTTCGCCAGGTCCGTATAACTGACAATATCGGTAAAGAGAACACAAACCTGTGGAAATTGCTTGTAATCATTCCTTTTTGACAAATAGTTCTCTTCTAACTCCAATGGCAGGATTTTTTTCAAAAGTTCTAATTTCAGTGTCGTTTTGTCCATCGGAACCATGGATTTAATTTTATTATGAAACATTTGAATAACATGAGAACATTTGGTTGTTAGATGAGTTGTTTTTTCGAATTGTTGTATGGATTTCGATAGGGTGGTCAAAAAGGTTATTCCTTGTAAGTCTACATAGCTTTTCAAATAATATATACGTTCTTCATGGTCATAGACGATGAGAGCAACCGACCATTTGGCTATAGTGTCTCCTATAAGATAACATAAATGGAGTTGTTCATAATTGAACAACTGGGCGTATTCTATGACATTGAGAAGAGAGAACAATAGCCAGATAAAAAGAATGAATTTTGTATATACGCGTTCTTGGAAAGAAAGAAGAGACCACATGAAATAAGTTTCACCGACAATGAGAGCAACAAATATGGGGGGCGGAATATAATTATCTACATATAAACAAGAAATATAAATTACGTTTGCTCCTATATGATAATGCGCACCGATTTCCAATAATGTCAGTTTATTTATTTCCGAATAGATTTTTAAGATAAGGGGGGTCGTGAATAACCACATCAAAAGCCGGTGTATTTCATATTGATACAGAGAAAGGGTCGAATGATGAATACTGACGTCCATGATGTATTTGAGATAAATGACTACGAGTGAATAAAGAGAGGGGTTAGTTACATTGGATAAAAAGGCGGTATAAAAAAGAAAACTAGAGAACATAAAAACAATGAATATTTCGGCGGTTTGAATGAGAGGTGAAAAATTAGCGGGATTACTATCATGGAATAATAACATACTTTCTAATTGGTAATAACATAGTGTATATCCTGCAAAATATATGTATTCATTCATCCTATATGACATATGATATTTTTTTTATATGGTCTCGAATTACAAAATTGATTGATTTTTTTATGATTCAATAAGTAGCATATTATCATCATGTTCAGCAGTCAAACACAAATTAAATCACTCGAGGAAAAAATATCCATTCTAACCAATAAAAATAGAGAACTTCAAACCGGTTATAATAACTCTTTAGAAACACTGGGTCGTATGGCTCTTCATGCCAATTTGCTAGAGAAGGAGTTTATTCATCTGCGCGAAAAATACGAATCTCTTTTAGAAGAAAATAAGTTGTTAACAGAATGTTCATCTTCTCCACCTGTTCGTCAGCGTGCTTATGAACCATTCTCATCGAATGGTGAGCGTCCTTATGAAAAAGAATACAAAAAACCATTTTCATCGGATCGTCAAACTGCTTATGAACCATTTTCATCGGATCGTCAAACTGCTTATGAACCATTCTCATCGGATGGTCAAACCGCTTACCAAAAAGAATACAACGAAACATTTTGTAAACCCGAGGATCATGAGAAAGAAGAAATCAAAGATAACTCAAATACAGAAAAAAGGTCGATATACGATTTTGCCATTCCACTCAGTGCGGTTGAATCCGGGTATATAACAAGACAGACCAATGCGTTATCATCCGACATAGAAAACGAATCTTTAGTAAAATCAAACATACGTAGGTCAAATAGAAATAAAAAATAAAATTATACGAGATCATTTATAGTAAGCTAGGGTAATATCAATCACATTTTTTTTATACACCATATTCAAATCTTCATCGGTGTAAAGAATATAAACACAATGTATCATAAAGAATAATGACATCGCCTTCTGTTCCCTCCTTCATACCACAGTTAGAAACCGAAATGAATGTCACAAAACGTAATGGTGATTTAGAGACTGTAAGTTTTGACAAAATCCTAAAGCGTATGAAACGCCAAGGACCAGAAATCAAAGTCAATTACACGGCCCTAGCAATGAAAGTCATCGACCAGCTTTACGACGGTATTTCTACCACCAAAATCGACGAACTTTCAGCAGAACAATGTGCGTCGATGGCCTCTGTTCATCCCGACTACAATACTTTAGCCGGTCGTATTATTGTCTCTAGTCATCAAAAAAATACACAAGAATCATTTACAACGGTTATGACCGAACTATACGAATTCAAAGACAAAAATGGCGAACAATCCCCACTAGTAAGCGATGAATTGATGGCGATTATCCTTGAGAATCCTGATATAGATAACCTTTGTGACTATTCGCGTGATTTCTTAGTGGATTATTTCGGATTCAAAACTCTGGACAGGGCCTATTTAATGAAGATCGGAGGTAAAGCGGTCGAAAGACCACAACATATGTGGTTGCGTGTAGCGATAGGTATTCATGGATTCGATTTAGCAAAAGTCAAAGAGACATACGATTTGATGTCACAAAAATATTTTACTCATGCCACTCCTACCCTGTTCAATGCTGGTACACCTAGACCTCAACTTTCGAGCTGTTTTTTGAACGCTATGGAAAGTGATAGTATTGATGGGATTTATAATACATTGAAGGAATGCGCTTTGATTTCGAAACACGCTGGTGGAATCGGGCTTCATATTCATAATATTAGAGCGACGGGGTCGCATATTCGAGGAACCAATGGAACATCGAATGGAATTGTTCCTATGTTGCGAGTCTTTAACAATACTGCGAAATATGTTGACCAATGTTTAACACCAGAAACGATTATTTTGTCATCGAATGGACCTATGCGAATAGACCAAATCGTCCCTGGTGTTACAGCGGTCTATAACATGACCGGTGAAACAGAGGTCGTTCAGAATGTATTACAACATTACCAACAGGATGAAATATTCGAAATTATCAATGTTGGTTCAAGCCCCAATGTCATGACGGTTACAGGAGCACATCAGATATATGTTTTGAGGGGTTATGTTGACCAATCCGAAACCGTTATTAAAAACGATTTGGATTTGCGTATTGCGCAATTTGAATGGGTCGAAGCAAAAGACCTTACTACAAACGATTTTCTAGTATTTTCTGTTCCAAAGGGGGAGCAAGATTTCAGCGAATTAACCTCCGACGTGTGTTATGTGTACGGTCTTTTGCTTTCAGGTACAACGAACGTTATTGAAAACAATATTCAGACAACCCAGACGACCGAAAATATTGAATATATTGAAAACTTTTTGACTTCAAACTCAATTCAATATGAGATCGTTAGTGAGGACGGGTTGACGATTCAATGGCCCATAACACCTAATTTGCCGTTTTTGTCCTCTGATTTTTATACAATGATGAATATCTCTAGTTTTCGAATGTCTAAAAGATGGATATTTTTACCTAGAGAGAAAACTACGAGATTATTGGATGGTCTTGGTAATTTCCAGCCTTTATATGTAGATATGTTCTTTTTGAATTTGCGATTAGGACATATATATGATTACGAAAACAACAAACAAGAGGTAGACATTAATTATGGAGATTTTTTGATTGTTCCTATAAAGAGTGTTCGAAAAACCACATATTGGGGGGTGGTGTTTGATTTACAAATGACAACCGAACATAATTATTTAACCCAACAAGGAATTGTTCATAATGGTGGCGGAAAACGTAATGGTTCGTTCGCCATTTATTTAGAGCCTTGGCATGCTGATATCGAAATGTTTTTACAAATGCGTAAAAATCATGGTGATGAGGAATTGAAAGCCCGCGATTTATTCTATGCTCTCTGGATTCCGGACTTGTTTATGGAGCGTGTCAAAACAAATGGAACATGGACATTGATGTGTCCAGATGAATGCCCTGGATTAGCAGATGTTTATGGCCCAGCATTCAAAGAGTTGTATGAAAAGTATGAACAGGAGGGGAAGGGGCGAAGTACCGTTCAAGCTCGCGAACTATGGTTCAAAGTGTTAGATGCTCAGATGGAGACAGGAACCCCTTATTTGTGTTATAAAGACGCGGCGAATCAGAAGTCCAATCAGAAAAATGTGGGCGTCATTAAATCAAGCAACTTATGCGTAGCTCCTGAAACGGTTATTTTAACAGATAAAGGTCATATCCAAATTCAAACATTAGAAGACAAAACTGTAAATGTATGGAATGGAACCGAATTCAGTGAAGTAACTGTTAAAAAAACAGGAACAGACCAAGAATTAATAAATGTTTATACAGACGATGGATTGAAATTATCATGTACACCATATCACAAGTTTTACGTACAAAATAAATATTCATTTAGTTCTATTAGACAAAAAGAAGCGAGAAATTTAAAACCAGATGATAAATTGATAAAATGTAATTATCCTATCATAGATGGTTCGGATAATATGTTGTATCCATACACTCATGGATTTTTCTGTGGTGATGGAACATATAGAAATATTACAGATCAAGAACCTACAAATTGTAAATTTAACGCTTCATTAAATCATCATTTTTGTAAACGACATTTATGTAATGAAACTGAAACATACCTGAATGAAAATATCGATATTAAAAATTATTCAGGAAAATGTAAAGCAATGTCATATAATAAATTACCAATAGTATACCTTTATGACAATAAAAAGGAGCTTTTACAATATATTGAATCTAGATTAGAACCAATCAATGAAGAAAAAAATAACAGGATTTCAGTTTCATTACCAGTTGATATGCCTGAAAAATATGAGGTTCCTTCAAATAATTGTTCTATAAAGACAAAACTAGAATGGTTTGCTGGTTATTGTGATGCCGATGGGTCAATTGCTATAAATGGAACAAACGAACAACTCCAAGTAGCAAGTATAAATCACGAGTTTTTAGTAAACATTAAATTAATGCTACAAACATGTGGTATAAATCCAAAATTAAAATTATCTACTGCTCGAGAGCAATCCTATTTACCAGATGGAAAAGGTGGATACAAATATTTTGATACACAACCAGTGTATCGTTTATTGATTACATCGTATGATTTGTATAATCTAGTTCAACTTGGATTCAACCCTCATAGATTAGTTATATCTGGAACACTACCACAGCGTAATGCTAAACAATTTATTAAAATTTTGAAAATAGAAAATAAAAATCGTATTTCGGATACATATTGTTTTACTGAACCAAAAAAACATATGGGAATATTCAATGGTATTCTAACCGGACAATGTTCTGAAATTATGGAATACAGTGATGCCAATGAGACTGCTGTTTGTAATCTGGCGTCCATTGGATTGCCTACTTATATTCGAAACGAAGGTGATAAAAAGGTGTTTGATTATGAAAAGCTACACGAGGTTGCGAAGGTGGTCACAAAGAATCTAAATAAGATCATCGACGTCAATTATTATCCTACTGAAAAGACCCGTAAAAGCAATATGCGTCATCGTCCTATAGGAATTGGTATTCAAGGATTGGCCGATGTCTTTTTATTGTTGGGACATGCGTTCTTGTCGGAAGAGGCCAGACAAATCAATCGCGACATCTTTGAGACCATTTATCACGGGGCTTTAGAATCATCATGTGAACTGGCGGCGATTGAAGGACCTTATGAAACCTGGGCCGGATGTCCTGCTAGCGAAGGTAAACTACAGTTTGATTTATGGGGTGTACAACCTTCTGGACGATACGACTGGGCTGGTCTTAAAGAGGTTATTAAGACCAAGGGTCTCCGCAATTCGCTATTATTAGCACCCATGCCTACTGCGTCGACTTCGCAGATTTTGGGATTCAATGAATGTATTGAGCCGATTACGAGCAATATTTACAGCCGCAGAACCATTGCGGGCGAGTTTATTCAAGTGAACCGGTATTTGATTGAAGAACTCATTGGACTCGGAGTATGGAATGAGAAGGTCAAAAACAATATTATTGCGAATCATGGGTCGATTCAACAATTAGATTTCATTTCTCAGGAGGTGAAAGATAAATACAAGACTGTTTGGGAAATGCCAATGAGAGGGTTGATTGATATGGCGGCGGACAGGGGCGCTTTCATTTGCCAGAGCCAGAGTTTGAATTTGTGGTTGGAAGACCCGAATTACAATACATTGACGGCTATGCATTTTTATGGTTGGCAGAAGGGGTTGAAAACTGGGATGTATTATTTACGAAGAAGGGGAAAACACCAGGCACAACAATTTACGATAGAGCCGGAGAAGGCGCAACATGTTGGTAGTAGTTATGAAGAAGAGATTTGCGAGTTGTGTTCGGCATAGAGTCTACTAGGCAGGTATGGGTCATAAAGGATTATATATTCGATATATATAATGCTTTCTATTTCGAATTTATTCCCTTCTCTTGCTGCGTCATACAGATGGTTTTTCTATTTAGGAATATTCCTATTTGTTTCACATATTGGATTATACGGGTTCGGAATCGACCTATCTTATTTAGGTTTGTTTCTGATTTATTTGGGTTGGAAAAAACCGAATATTTACAACTGGTTCCTTGTCTTTTTATGGGTGTTTGTAGTGTTGGATGTCATTTCCACCATCCGCGGATATTACAATAAATTTATTAAGAAAGAAGATGAAGAACCTGCGAAAAAAAATCCGACTTTTCGACCTAAACTCAAACTCAAAATCAAAAAGGAGGAGTAGGGCGAATAAGTATTGTATGTAATTAGGGGGGGGGGTGTATTATGATTCTTCTTCATCCTCCGTTTCCTCATCCGTTTCATCCTCTGTTTCTTCATATGTATCGTCATCCGTATCGTGATCCGTATTGTGATAATAATTCATGTTTCTATTTCTGAAATAGAGTCGAAGTTCATGAAATGTGTCAGCTTCTGCTTGTGTAGTTGCTTTATAAAAACACCATCCTACAAACCAATCACGTTTAGGTATACTACTTTGTCTTAATACTTGTTCCATTTATATTCTGTTATATATTGTGCCTATAATACAATATATAAAAAAATAAATCAATTTTTTGTAAATAATATCTTTTTCACTTTGTAGTAAATGGAACATCTACAAAGGTTCAAAACCAAAAACACATTTTAGGACCGGACTCTATCCAATCCAGAAACTCGTCTTCAGGAACATCATACACATTCGTCATCTTCAAGAAACAACGCAAACAACACAATACGTCGATACGAGCATCATGAAGATTCTTAGGAACATATCCGAACAAATGCGTATGAAGTTCGGCAAGTGTCGGATATTTGTAATAAACCCCCCGCGAATTTACGCGCGGAATTTTACACAAATCCATTCCTTTCTTCATGGTACATACAAGCGATTTACGCAATTGATCAGTCCCATATTCTGTGCGAAAAGGTTTATTAAGCAGTTGTAGCTCACATTCCAAAGGAGGAAACACTTTTGAAGCAGTAGACAACAAAACAGTAAAATCAAACTCCATGTTATGTGCTACAATGACATCCGCCTTTAAGACCGCTTCGTAAAATGCTTTCAATACTTTAAGGATATCCAATCCATTTTTATCCAAGGTTTGACGTCTAATTCCTGTTATTTCTGTTATAATCGGAGAAAGAACGACATCGGAAGGTAGTTTGACATATTGGTCATAAATTTCAACAATGTCTTTTTTCCCCGCGTCATACAATACAAAGCTCAATTGTATTATCAATGGGAACACATCCCCCTTCTGTTTCGGTAGTAAACCGCTAGTTTCACAATCAAATACGAGAACAACAGTCATTATAATATTATAAAGAGATTTCGATTGAATGAAAAGCCCTTCAATTTTATCAAAAAAATATCCCTCTATTGAATCCATATAAACATTTTCCCCCTTATCTATTCAAAAATGATAACCTTTGTGACAGCTTATATGACTATTTACGACCAACCGTATCAAAACAAAGACCAGACCTGGCGTTTCGCCCAATTCGAGAAACTCTGTTCCACAGGAATATCGCTCGCCGTGTTTTGTTCTCGCGATGCCGAACCTGCTTTTCGCGAAGAAATCTTGGCGAAATATCCAAATGTTATCTTATTCGATACTCTCGATTTATGTGAAACCCATGTGTACCAAACCTTTATGACAGTTTCGAAAGACCATACGATCGAGATGCCAAATACGAGGTGTGTTGAAAAAGATACGACTGAATATATGTTATTGATGAATTCGAAAACAGAGTTTCTTCAGCGGGTCATTGAAAAGAACCCTTTTGGTTCGACACATTTTGCTTGGATAGATTTCAGTATTTTTTATATTTTCAGAGGGAGAGAGGCCCTTTGTCAAAAGATTTTACGCGACATGTCACAAAGGGTTATGGTTCCCCGATTTATAACCATGCCTGGATGTTGGGGGAAAGAGCATGTTTTTGAAGACCGGTTGATGAATGATATTTGCTGGCGATTTTGTGGGGGCTTTTTCGTGGGATCGGCGGATTTGTTGTTGGAGTTTCATGGAAAATTTTTGGAGCATTTTGAAACCTTTTTGCGAGAACATAAGCGGCTTGTATGGGAGGTTAATTTTTGGGCATATTTGGAGCTGAAACACGGGCTATCGATTGTATGGTTTTCAGCGGATCATAATGAACGAATGATAGAAATAGATGCTGGATTTACTTCGGATGTTTTAGCGAATCGGCCGTCGTTTTCTTCTGTCAAATATTCGTATCCGGATTGGGGCGATTACATTCCTACATCAAGTTCGTATGTTTGTCATAAAGGTATTCATTATGTGAATACTCGATGGGTGAATTATTGGCTTCATCCAAATGGGTCTTATTGGATTCGCGATAGCGAGAGACATATTCGGACGAGGAATACATGTTCCTTTTTGACAGATGTGAATCAGGCTCCTCATGAATTTACACCCTTGAACATTTATAATGGGATGCCCCTAGAGGGGGCGTGTCCCATTTCAAATCTTGATCGGTATAAAGAAATGACGGCGGAGGGATTGCCTTGTTATGGGGGGTCGATATATGGTTTAGAAGATATCCGATTATATTCTCGCGAGGATGGTCATATAGGGTTTATTGCTACGACTATCAATCATTCGGCTGTCTTGCGTAATCGGATGGTTCGGGGGGTATACGATGTGGAGGGGGGATTATTACGGGATTGTCGAGTCATTGTTCCACCGGATGCTGGGAGTTGGTGTGAAAAGAATTGGATACCTTTGGCTTTAGATGGATCTGTGAAATGGATTTATCGATGGCAACCTTATGAAATAGGGGTTCTGAAGGAAACGGAGAATGGGGAAGAGCAATTGGTTATCGAAACCTCGTGGGCCCATTCGACGTCTATGTTCTCGAAAATCCGGGGGTCGAGCCCCTTTGTCAGTTCGGAAAAGGGATGGATCGGAGTAGTTCATATGAGTTATGAGGGGTCTCCTCGACGATACCTACATTGTTTAGTCCTTTTAGACAAAACGACGGGATTGCCTCTTCAATATTCTGATTTTTTCGTATTTAGACAAATATCGGTTGAGTTTTGTATTGGATTCGCGGTGGATTCGGGGCGCTACCATTTTTGGATATCGAATTTTGATCGCGACCCCGAAGTAGTTTCTGTGGATTGCGATGCCATTCCATTATTATTTGATTTTATTCAATGTAATTAGATGTAAATATTATTTATTTTATGATTGATCATAGTGTGTATCCAAGTGATTCGGCAGTCATATGTGTAAATAATGTTGTAATAATATATATATGGAATCTTATCAGACAGAAGAAAACATCATAGGAAATGAGGTATTAGATAATGATGATATACAAATTTTGGGCGGTTTTTTTGTGTATAGAGCAAAGCCAACCAATGAAAGTAAGCGTATTAAAGAATTATCGAATCAAAGAGAAGGTGATTTTGCTCAAAAGGGTGAAATAACCGGTATGGTTCTCATAAAAAAATCGGGGAATAGAAAATTCATGACCTATGCTCCAATTGACACAACAAATTATACAGTAGATAAATTTATGGAGTATTTCAAAGATACTATGAAAAATAATAAATATGATGATAGTGTTGAAAAAGTGTTTGAGATAGAAGCCTTAGGAACCCTTGTGAATAAACTCATTGTTCAAAAAGTAGAAGAAGAACCTATGCCTGCTCCTGCTGCTACGCCTGCCATTAAACCTGTGGTTTAACCTGTGGATAAAAGTAAGAATGTGATTTGGCAACTGATACTTTACTCAGGTGATAAACTATTTTCATAGATCCCCATATATCAATCACGATACATTTCCCGATTTAACCAAGCCTCTTTCCAATAAGGAGAAATATTATCCTTTTTTTGCTCTGCCCTATATTCCGGATAATGAGACAGAATAACTGTCTTCTTATCGATATGTCGAATAAATCCGACTCCGTTCTCTTCATAATAGGCATATTCTGATGCTAAGATGTTCTCTGGTTCTGATTTCGAAGCGAATAAATAGGGACCAGTAGGAGCCGTATGTTCCGGTCCATAATACCGATTCTTACAGTTCTCCACTATTTGTCGAATACATTTATAAAACACCTGATTCTTGGGTTTCGTCGCTATGACCCCCGTATACAGTATATGCGAATACAGACCGGTTCCTTGATGATTGTATTCTCGAATATACAAGTTCTTTCTTTTTGATAAAACGTCGTCGAAAGAGAACCCTGGTTCACATTGAAACTTGATATCTACATAGAGACCCCCCTTGTCATAAAGAATACAATATCTCCATAGATCGGCTTTGAATGCTCCTGGGAGTAAAGTATCATAGGCTTCGAGAACATCGGTGGCATAATGATCCTTTATGAATTGTCGGCATTCGGCGTCGTCATAGAGCCGGTGCTCAAATGTGGGATTTGCTTTTTTTAGACGGTCTACACACGCAGCCATTTTGGGGGGCAGGGTTTTGGATGACCATGTTTGATACATGACACGAGGGATTTCGCTTTTTTCAGAAAAGGATTCTTTGTATTTTCTGATTGCGTTGTCATAAAGAATGAATAAGATGGCAACAAGAATACCATATATGGGGCGTATCTGACTGTAATAAACGGTTATCAAGATATAGAAGATCATCGACATAAAATGGGGAAGATAGAAACGTTGTTGTATATGAATGAATAGGATGATACATAAAAGTGGATAAATGGTTTCAGGATTCATATAATATTTGGTTATATATTAGCCTCACTTTGTAAAAACCAGCAACTAAAATACAGGAGAGGTCCTAAAGGAATGTGTTCCATTATAAATGTTTATCGGTGTATAATATAATGAACCTAAAACAATGGATAGGAATTACATTGCCGATTTTATTAATCATTTCTCTTATTATCGGCACGAAAGAAATATACTTATTTAGTCAAACTGTTTTGGGAAAACTGGTTCTCCTATGTATGGTTCTCTTTTATGCTGAAATGAATCTGACCTACGGATTCATTGCTCTCGTATTTGTTGTTTTTTATTACAAATTATCTCATCCCTTAAATCGTACAGTAAATACAGAGTTAGTAAAACCGAGAACCAAATATACTACATCAGATACGGCCGTTCCTTTGATATTGTACCAAACCTGGCACTCAAAGAAACTACCACCTAAAATGGCGGCATGTGTAGAACGATTGACTCGGGAAAACCCAGAGTTCGAGCATAGGCTTTTTGACGATGTGGATTGTAGGAATTTCATAAAGAATAATTATGATGCGGATGTATTAGAAGCATATGACCGACTCATTCCTGGAGCATATAAAGCCGATTTGTGGAGATATTGTGTTCTCTATAAAACGGGCGGCATTTATTTAGATATCAAGTTTCAATGTGAACAGGGGTTCTCTCTTATGGAGTTTACTAAAGAAGCCGAAACATTTGTTTTAGACAGGCCTTATGGCGATCTGACAATGCCTCTCGAAGTGAACCTGGCAATATTGAATGCGCCCGATTTTTATGAGGTTTTACCCAAATATACCGAGGGGATGTGGAAAAACCGGCAAATCGGGCTATACAATGCCGTTATGGCAACCGTTCCTGAAAACCCGGTATTATATGAATGTATTCAACAAATTGTCAAAAATGTTCGGAATGAAGATTATGGGTTCGGATGTCTCTATCCTACAGGTCCGGGATTATTAGGCGAAAAATATTTCGGGTCATCCTATGAAACACGTGTCAAAAAGATTCGATTCTTCAATTCCATGGTGGGTAATTATATTTTGAGTAAGAATCGTAAGGTTCTCTCTCATTATCCAGAATATAGACAGGAACAAACCCTATATTCTGGTAAGGGGCCTATATTTTATTATCCAGACCTCTGGTATCATCGCAAGATTTACGGTTCGGTTGCGCCTTTAGGTAAAAAGATCATAAAGAATTCAGTATCTGGGGTGCCCGGTATTTCAGCAAATCGCGGCATATATTCCCAGTCGTAGGGAATTCGTCTCGTCCATAAATATCCTGTAAGAGGAGCCATTCGAACAGTCCGCCACTATAGATATATACCTTTGTGAATCCGAGTGAAACCAGCTGTTTCTGTTTTTTTTGGACAGAATCGTCCGCCGAATTTTTGCCATAAAGAATAATGACAACATCCATTTTATTGTTATCCATCCATTGATTGATAACGGTTTCTTCTTTGTCAAAGGAAAGCGTTCCTTGAATCAAACAGTCTTGTTCTACATTGGACAGGGTATTTATGATCGTATATTTCCCGGTAGCTAACTTAACATCTTCGAATCCTATAAGTTTATTTGAGGAAGAGGTGAACCATTCTTTTAGAAACATCTACATAAAGGTTTTATTAAATTTTTATACATATATCGCGATTACAAAATTACAAATTACAAAAAGACATAAACGTATAGATTTGTTCTATATGATGAATCCCTTCGATACACTTTTATATTCTGTTTTTTTGAAAGGAAGTGAACTCTATTTGTGGTTTTTGTTTGGAAATATATATTTTGTATCAATCAAAGATAAATGGAAATCGTATGGTTGTGTATTAAACAATATTTTTACAGGAAATAAAAAACAAGAGGAAATCATAACGGTGTTTTCCAATATACAACGGACCATTCATGGTATATATCGATTCAAACATCTTTGGCGTATCTATCGGGCGAAATGGTATAACGCCGACGATTTGTTTATGAATCCAATCTCTCCAAAAGACAAGGGGGCCATTGTTTTATTCGAGAACAATACGAAATATATTTTTCAATTACGGGAATTGATTAAAATGGTTCATTCTTCTCTTTCAAATTGCTGTCATTTTTTCCCGGAACCCATCCAATGTAAAAATCCGTATACGAATTTGCCGTTTCATAAATCGAACCTCTATAATATATATTTCGCTATCCGTCGTTCGTATTACAAGATGCCGACATTGTTCGAGACATTTTTCCGAGTAAATTTCGATATAGATACCTTTTTGACAAAAAACGAAGAATTGATTAACCATGAATATTTGAAGACATATGTAGAAAATAATTGTGTAGACAACATTTTACATCATGTTTTAGATATGTTCAGACAACATAAGATACAAATAAAAATTCATGCTGATTTTCCTAAAGACAATTTGTATAATATTATGAAACCATATTTATCACTTTATTTTGAATCAAATTATTCGATTAATTATAATAAAAAGGCTCGATCTTACAGGTTGCTTAATAGAAAACTCCATAAATTTCATCTATTCAATAAATGCTTTGGTAGAAGAAAGATGAAATTTATAAGCGAAGAGCCATTTTCAAAAAAAAATACATGTGTATTTGTGTTTGAAGACAAACATCCTCCTTTTTATGAAAAAGAGTATGACAAATTTATGACATCTCATTTAAACATACCATTCATACAATGGAGTCATAGTGATACATTGATAGATTATAGTGGTGATGCCAATAACAATCAAGAACAACCAATTATTTATGACAATGATGAAGATGAGGAAGAGGAAAGCGATGAGGATGAAAGTCATGATGGAGATTCTTCTATTAGTATCCATCATATATATGTCAATAATGAAGATGACATGGATTCTCTAGATTAACCCTTTCCCTAGATCCAGCATTACGAACGGTTCTAAAAGAAAGACTATGCTATTTGGCAAAATAATGGGCGCTTGTTTCGATAAAACCATGCATATGCCCTATAGGATGAAAAAACTGTAGAATAAAATAATCCAAAAGATATATATGAATATATTCCTATATCTCTTTGAAAAATTTTTTTATAGTCAAAAATGGAGTATATCAGGACTTTTAGTCATTACATTAGTCATGTCCTTTGTTTATACCAAAGTATCATCGAGAATAAACGCGAATATTATTCAATATATCAATAAAGAGGATATACCTAAAGTATTTCTCTATTTCTGGTATTTTGTAGGAACATCTGTTATCTTTTTAGCGACACTTTATGTATTTAAAACTCTTCAAAACAAACTTCTAACGAATCTAGCGAATTGGGTCAAAAAGGAGTTGTTTGCTTTTATCTTGAAATCAAATTATGAGAACATGAAGAACCGAAATTTTGCCGATTTCATAACGCCTATCACGCGTATTGCTTCGGCATCGAGTTCTTTATTGAACGATATTATTACGAATCTCATTCCTAGTATAGGATTTCTGATAGTCATAACCGTGTATTTCTTTTATATGAATTGGCAACTAGGACTCGGATTTTTAGTAGGAAATATCATTCTTTTTAGTTATTTAATGTTTTTTTGGAAAAGTATGTTCAATTACAAACAACAACAAGAAAAAATAGTGGTCGCAAATGAACGATACATATTAGATGGACTTAACAATTTGGATAAAATCGTTTATCGAGGAACCATGAATAAAGAACTGGGTATTTTCGAGAAAAAAACCGACGACTGTATCCAATTCTCTATCAAAATGACACAATATATGATGAATCATATGTTTGTTATGAATATCGGTATTTATGTCATTATGTTCTCATCTATGTATCTCATGCTACGACTTCACAGTAATAAAAAGCTAGACGCATTAACCTTAATAACCTTTTTGACCATTCTCATTATGTATCGCGACAACATTTCGGATACCATTCAAAGTATCCCACATAATACGGACTTATTCGGTCGTATTGATTTGATTTTCCGCGAATTCAATGAAATGATTGATTATGAGAACATATCGGATGTTATGAATCGACAGGATGATTATGATAAGGCCGACCTGGTATTCGATACCATCGAATTCCGGGATGTTGGATTCAAATATCCTACGGTGGATGAACCCGTATTTAGAGGGTATTCCAAAGAATTGGATCTAGGAAATAAAATCATAGGCGTGACTGGGGTCAGTGGCAAAGGGAAATCGACGTTTGTCAAATTGCTATTACGTCTTTATGACCCAAGTGAAGGCCAAATTCTCATTGATGGACAAGATATTCGTAATATAGACCCAACTTATTTACGTGAGAACATAACTTATGTAAACCAGAATTCGAGGCTATTTGATCGCGAGGTTCTCGAAAACATTTTATATGGATGTAAAGACGTCGACAAATGCCAGGGGCATTTGAAAGAGATTCTTGCCTATTCCAAAATACAAGAGCTCTATAAAAATGTCCAGCTGGATACATCGGCTGGACCCCTTGGAGAGAACCTATCGGGGGGTCAACGCCAAGTGGCGAATCTCATTAGTGGGCTCATTAATCCTACTAAGATTCTCATTTTAGACGAACCTACAAATGCTCTCGATCCCCATTTGAAACGCGAAATTATTATGATGATTCAGCATTTCCATTCTTACAAAAAATGTATTCTCATTATTACTCACGACCGTGATGTATATTCCCTTTTTGACGAGACGCTGGAAATATAAAGTGGGTAGAGGAACCACTGTCCGCTTCGCTCATTCCCTTCCTCCAATTGTCATAAAGATAATCCTTTATGACAATAACATATAACTATATAAGAAGGCCTCATGTAGGTTCCTCTAGAGGAAGGGAGGGGTCGTAGGGGAACCGTAGGTTCCCTACTATGGAAGGGAGGGGGTCGTAGGGGGAATGAGCGAAGCGGACAGTGGTTCCTCTACCCTACTTTTGACAACATGTTGTATTTGTTTTGTCATAACATACCGCTCATATTTCATGGTTCTCCTGCGTAAATTACAAGAGAGACATGCGATTTCTACATTGTCGTAGATATGGCCTTTTTTATTGTCCAACCGTTCAAGTGTCCATTGTCTAGGTTCTCGTACATTGTCATAAAGAAGCCATACTATTTGGCGACAATAAAAACATTTGCCCTCGGCTTCTTCCAGCTTTTGGAGAACATTCGATACATCGAGGGCTTCGATTGTAAACTTGGGCGTATCTTGCGACCTGTAGCTAGAGAGTTTGTTTCGGATTTGTTGACAGAGGAAGGGTGTCGGGTTTTTCCAGGCGCGAATCTGGTTCTCTGATTCGAGATCTGCTTCCGTGAACTTCCATTGGGACGTTGTTGTTATTTGACGTTTGACGGGTTCCTTTTTTAGGGTTCTCTGCTTTGTATTTTCATTTGTTTCTTTTATGATAACTTTGGGTGGAGGTAATTGAATGAGTTTCGTTTCCATAAATCAGATAATATATTTGTATATTATAAGATGTCTAAAGGCGCATTGAATATGAACGAATTGATCGGAATATCCTATTTTTATTTGAAAAGATATTTTGGAAAAGATATTGATAGTGTGGTGGGAACCTATATGGACAAAGTGAGTCCGGAGATTTTGGCAAAAATACAGATTCCAGAACCGGGCGCACCAGAACCCCCGGATAAAGATGTCGAAGACGATGAAATAACAGAAAGGACACAGGCTCCTGGTAATAAAATTTTAGAGAGAAAGGGGGAAGTCATTGCTGAATATAAATTAAATGAATATCCTGTGGTGGAAGAGGGAGTAGATACGACGGTTAGTTTGGAAATAAGACCTTTACTTGGAAAATAGGGTTATAATATACAGATAATTATATCAGTATATTATAATAGCAATGTCAAACGCACTGAATATGAATGAATTGATAGGTACATCTTACTATTTTTTAAAACAATATTTTGGAAAGGATGTCATAAATACCAATTACAATGATTTTTTACTAGATGGACTTCGTGAGAAAATAAATAAAAAAAATCAGGAAACCGGTGCGATTATTGAGGAAAAGGTGGAAGAAATTGTAGGGACACAATCGGTTGGTACTATGGTTTTAGAGAATAAGAAGGGAGACGAAGTAGCGAGAATGAACCTAACTGAATTGCCTACTCTTTTTAGTAACATGACGACTTCTTCGGTTGGATTAGAAATGGTTCCTGGAAAAGTAGTTGAAAATGTGGATACAAAAGCGAAAGAAGAATTGAAAATAAAAACCAGAATTGTAGAGGAAAAAAAATTAGCGGTAGATCAAACAAAAGAAAAAATATTAGATCTAACGAACAAGCTGAATACAATTTCAAATCCTGAGGAAAAAAAAAAATTGGAAAAAGAACTACAAGAAACACAAACGGCAGAACAGATAGCAGTATTAGAAAAACAAAAGGCAGAATCACTCTTGGAAGAAGAAAGTAAAAAAGCAGTATATCCATTTTCATTATCGGCAATTACTAGTGGATTAAATATATTCGCACCACCAGCAGCAACAGCACCAACCGAAGTTGTTCCAACAACCAACCAAGAAGAGAAACCAATCGAACCCCAAATTGATACCGTAGCCAAAGAACAACTTACAAAGGCTGTTGAAGAAAATAAAAAAGAGAAAGAAAATCAAGAACGAGAACATCAATATAAATTAGACCAAATCAAACAAGGGTTAACTATTACTGTTGGTAATAAAAACGTGGCAGATAGGCAATTGAAAGAGGCACAAGATAAATATAATAATAGTGGCGGTCTTTTTAACTTCGAGAATAAGGATGAGAAACTTAAAAAAATAGTCGAAGAAAAAGAAAAGGAAAAAGAAAAAGCATATGAGGAATATAAAATATGGCTCGTTAAATACAACGAAGCAACTTTAAAGGATAGAGAACGAAAGAAAAAAGAAAAAGAAGCAGCAGAAAAACGTAAACTTTATGACGAAATAGCCAACCGAATCAAACAAGGCACTATAAAAGAACTATATCAAATTGAAAAAGAAGACAAAATACAAAGACCAAACAAGCTACCTGCAATAATGGAAGGCGATCAAGAAACCAAAGATAAATTAGTTGCAATATTAGAAGAATATGAAACTGAAGAAGATAATTCAGCCAGACAAAAAGCCTTAGCAGAATATTTAGTGGCTAATGTTAGCCGTTCAGGTATAGAGACTATTAGAAATAAGTTAGTTAGTATTGAAAAGAACACGATAACCGATTTAACCCAAGCAAAAAATCAATTAGAAATGATACAAAAAAAACGAAAAGAATTCGATCTATCAAATCTGGATTCGATAGATAAGATCAATTCTTTAAGACAAAAGAATAATGCTCTTAAAACAAGCCTTGACACAATACATGAAGACATCGAGCTGAAAACCGAGGAATATGTCAAAGTATTACTAGAGACACAGGCGACTGAAAATAAAGAAATCAAAAATGATACTATTAAAACACTAACAGATGAAATTTATCAAATATATGATTCCGAAACACTTGAAATTATGAATGTAGACCTTATTTTAAAAAGCAAAGAAGGAGAACTAAAGAAAAAAGAGGAGGAGGATAGAAAACAAAAAGAAGAAGAAGAGGCAAACAAGAAACTTTCTGAACAACAAAAAGCAAAACAAATGGAAGAAGTAGAAACAATCATACGCAGTAGCTTGGCTAAAATACAACAAACTAAACAAACGTTAAATGATGCTAAAGATAGAATCCAACAAATATCAATCCCAAAGTCAAACAACGATTCCTTTATCAATTTTTTAAACAAACAAATATCAACAATAGAGACTTCAGTGAAAGAGTTAGAACGCCTTTATGACCCTATTCAAACCGCATTAAATACAAATAATTTATCACAAAGCGAAGAAATAAAAACAAAATATCCGGATATTTTTGATATTGACGTTGTAATACAAAAAGGAAAGGAAACACTAGAATTAGCAAAAGGATATTTAAAGACTGAAGAAGAAAAACAAGAGAAGATAAAAGCCCTTAAACCAGAAATAGCAACATTATCAAAAGAAATAAAAGCAGCAACCACCCAAATACGAGATTTAGGAATTACACTTGCTGATAAGGATACGTCTACAGAGGAAGCTCAACAAATATTTAAAACGATTAATACATTGTATAAAACAATAAAAATAAAAAATGATACATTACAAACCAAAATAGGATCTGAAATAATAATACAAGAAAATGAAGTCATAAAAGAATTAATTGAAACAATAGATGTTCGATTTGAAACAGTACAAGGATTAAGAAAAGGAAAAGTGGAAGTAAATCGTCCCAATATAAGCACTTCCCGTTCCAAAATAGGTTGGGAAAATACAGATATGAATACTTACAACGAATTGGATGGAGAAATACCAGCAGCACAAACTACAATCTCTCCTCAACAATTGTTTACAAAAAACAATAGGACAAGACCCACTGTTCCTTCAAATGAATTAAACATAGAATACCTAGAAGGGGATGGACTAGAAAATGTAGGTTCCCCACTTCAACCCAATAATGTATCAACTGAGGAAGATTACGATAAAACATACAAAGAACTTCAAGATGAAATAAAAAATGAGAAATTGAAAGAACCTCAAGAAGTTAAATACAATGAAACACCAAGAAAAGGTCCTGTAAAAGATACTATAAAAACGGCACAAAAAACTGCAAAAAATATATTGTTAAATAATAATAAATTACCGAAATCTAATTTCAAATTTAATGAAAATAACCCATATGCTAGGATGATATATGGTGGAAAAAAAACAACAAAACATCGTCCCACTAAAAATAAAACAAAGAAGCGTCATACATAATATCCCGACCCCCCATTTTACACTATCCCTTCGCCGCCGAATGAGGGGATCAAGTAAGTAAAGGGTTCAGAAAAGGTGTAATTCCCCAATGGTTTATTTTATCTGATAAACATATAGATGTCATTTGATTTAACACAATCCATGGATACGACGGATATAGTTCAATATAATTATTCCCCTACAATGTTTTATAAGTCGTCTCTTCAAGCCACTCCAGAAAAGGCAGGATATCTCAAGACCCCTTTTACGGCAAAATCAAATCAACCCAATATAGCCCTTTTTGACTCTGGATATATAACCACTAGCTTGTATATTTGTGCGCCGATTCATTCCATTGATTATGTATCTTATGATGCTGAATTGATAGTCGAGCACCGCTCTTTAACGAATTATAGTGCGCCCCTCTACACCTGTTTTCTATTGAAATCGGGAGCTCATGGCGACACGGACATCGACGCTCTCATCCAAGGAAAAGACGTAGAATTCAACTTGAACCCTCTTTTGCGCCCACAAAAAACCATTGTTTTTAATGACTATTCAGCAAAAGTTATCGTCTTTACTATCCCTATCTCCATTCGATCTTCCTCCATAAAATGGAAAAAATGCCTCGTGCTTTCTCCGTACATTAGCGAATATTCTATTTTCCGAGCAAAGCCTATTTTAGGAGAACCCATTGTAGAAGGTTTGGACGACTCGGGCATGCCTGACCTACCAATTGCCGACCCATCCAAAATCCCTGATTTTAAATCCCAGACAGGCGGGTCTGCTTTCGATACTATAGCTGAAATGAATAAAACGGTTCGTGAAGGATTAGAGGATATGACACCTAAATTAGGTACGCAAAATCAAAATGTAACCATTGCTGGATATTGTACACCCATCGATGAAACAGACCCTTCGATTCAACAAACAGCAGGTATTGTTGTTCCTCTGGATAGCAAACTAGCGACAAATAACGCTGCTAATACGACCATTAAAACTCTCCTGAACTTTTTCGGATTTTTTGTCATGGTCGTTTCGGCTGTTTTTATTGCCCCCGTTGCCCACCGTGTTCTCATAGTAGAACTTGTTTTGGACAATACACAATTTTCCGCTCAACGCAAATTGAATCGCGCGTATGCCGCCGATATTTATACTGGGGCCGTCATTTTTGGATTCGCAATCGCGTTTATCAACTACGGTATCATAAACAATAAGTCGTTGGCGACCATTCTCGGATTTGACTTGTTTATCTTTTTGATGGCATCTATTATCATTCTTCAATACAGCCGCATCTTTAATCCAAAAGCATATCTAGAACAATTCAAAGACGAACGAGATATTCTACCCAGTTTTGAGAATATGGAAATGGATTGGGGATTTTATACAGAGAATTTGGGAGAACTCTTTTGGAAACAAGGTCCTGACCCCGAGAATCCTGGAAAAATGAAAGGTCGTCCTCAATTCGGATTTCTCATCATGCTTTTATGCTACAGTTTACTCTTGGTTGTTCTAAAGAAATTAAAAATAACTGGTAAAAGCGGTAATTTCTTTTTGACATCTGTGTATTTCTATATGTTGTTATTGTCCATCTACCTCTTACATTTGTTGGGGCATTATAACCTTGTCAAAGAGAGAATGAATCAATCCGCACGCCCTAAGAGTTAACCCTTTCCCTGAAAATAATTCATATATATTTATGCCGCTTTTGGAGGCATATTATATATGGTGTTATTTTCATGGAATGAGTTACTACGAAGTGCGACTTTTATTGAACAAACGACCAAAATGGTCGTTTGTTCAATAAAAGAGTTAACCATGCCCATTTTACACCTTTTCTCATTTCATAGTAAAGACCTGTTTACTATGAACTCACTTTCTAGTAAATAATTTATTTTTGATTTTTTCGTGTATATTTCTTATTCATTGTTTTATTTTTCCTCATGTTGCTTTTGCGAATTCCACCTCTTTTTGATTTAACTTTCACTAACTCTAGAACTCTTTCTTGAGTAAATGTTTTTGGTTGAACATTATGTTGTCTGACTTTTTCAAGCGCAAGTGTTTCTAATGATCCATAATCAGGTTGTTGAACCATGTCTTGTTTATCTTTAAAAAACTCTTGAATTTCATCTATTGTTTTTAAACTTTCCTCATCTAAATGTTTACTTTTATTTAACATTTTAATCTGTTCTTTGGTTAGATTCGATTGCCTTGAATGTTCCTCTAACATATTATCAATGCGTTTTATCTCACGACGAATTCTTTCCTCAGCGCCTGTCAAAATTATTTTAAATGGGTCAATCATATTTTTAACTCCACTAACACCTTTTCGATTGTATAATATTCTAATATCGCTATCTGTCATATTTGTTTTTAAAGATACTTTTATATGTACCATTTCAGTATTGGTATGTTTACTAGTTTCAGTTATTGACTCAATCTCTTCATTTGACATATTATATAATCATTATAAAAATATATTTTTACTAAATATATTCATATAGTAAAATCCCTATAATTTTGATAACCCTTTATTCAAGTAAAAGACTCAAATAAAATATATTTTATAGGAACTTAGAAGCGCCGACGACGCGTTCAGCAACGGGTTTGAATCCCGAATCAATGGTATGATCATTAAATATTTGCGCAGGAGCCATCTTTGAAATGACGTCTTCCTCTAGGGTTACAACACGTTCAGGGTTCATTTGATCCATTTCAATCGCACGTTGAATCTCGCTAGGTGAAGAACGAATCATGTAATTATCTGCTGACCCCATTCTTACTAAAGAACTACGACGAATGAGTTCATAAGCAACAAAGATGTAGACAATGCCCAAAATGGGGTTTGTGTAAAAGAATAAATAAAGGGTCACCACCAAAAGAACGATGAGTCCAATAGGGGTATTAATGGTTCCTGATAAAAAGGCCGGGCTTTTAAAAGGGAAAATGATGTAAATAACGAAGATAACTAACGCGGCAATTTCTAAAGGAGATAACGCTTTGGTGAAATCACTGAGCTTCATAATATACTATAAAGGATATTTTTTGACGAGATAAAATTGAAAAGATGCTAAAGAATAAATTTAAGTGTATTTACCATGAAAAAGCGTGGCGCCCCTCTTAAAAACCTTGTTAAACCCCAAGTCAAAACTCCGATCTGGAAACCTACACCCGAATATAAAGAAACCGTTCGTGCCCAGGCTTATTTAGGAAAAAAAGGCTATACCATTCCAAAAACGGCGATGAACACGACCGACATCGAAGAGGTCAAAAAGGAGTTATCTATGACACCATTCACTATGGGACCGAAAACGGGTCCGCCTATATCTTTCCCTATGTTTCGCGAAAATGCTGCGAAAATGTATTTGCCCCGATTCTATGGTCAAGATCGTTATGGTGTGCCAGATACAGTGGAGATAACTTCCGGCGAAGACATTGATGTTCCCTTTGTGAAAGAGCTACGCGAATACCAATTGAAAATTATCGATGTTTATTTGAAGCATGTTTCTACGGCCAAAATCGAAGGTATAGCCGAAGGCACAATCAAAGGGGGTGGAGGCATTCTCGAAGTTCCTTGTGGAAAGGGCAAATGTTTAGCAAAGGGAACACTTCTCCTCATGTACAACCGCCAGCTATGTCCTGTCGAAAACATTGTTGTAGGCGATATTCTCTTGGGCGATGACGGGGGGCCTCGTAAAGTCCTCTCGCTAGCCTGTGGACGCGAACTCATGGTCCGCATTTGCGAAAGAGGAACACCCAGGTCCTATACAGTTAACCATAGTCATATACTTTCTTTAAGACATAGGAGAACAGGTCATATAGAAGATATGTCGATTGATGATTATATAAACCGAAATGACAGGCGTGAATGGCTTGGTTGGCGCATTAGTCCGAAAATTGTCGAACATATATTACCAGAAACATACGAAATCGATCTCGTCCCTTTGAATGAAGACGACTACTACGGATTCGAAATCGACGGCAATCGCCGATTCGTTTTAGGTGATATGACAATAACACATAATACAGTCATGGCGCTTAATATTATTTCGGTTCTTAAAAAGAAAACGCTGATTCTTGTTCATAAAGAATTTCTTATGAACCAGTGGATAGAACGTATCCAGGAGTTCATGCCTTCGGCTCGTGTTGGTCGTATCCAAGGTCCTGTGTTTGATGTCTTAAACAAGGATATTGTCATAGGGATGATACAAACCATGCATTCGCGTGAATTCGAACCGGCAGTTTTCGACCCTTTTGGATTGACCGTTATCGACGAGGTCCACAGGATAGGGAGCGAAGAGTTTTCGAAAACGCTTTTTCGAGTGGTGACGCCCTATATGTTGGGTATCTCGGCGACAGTCGAGCGAAAAGACCGGCTAACCAAAATCCTCTATATGTTCATCGGCCCCAAAATCTATTCGGAAGAGCGGACGGATGACGACGTTGTTCAAGTTCGGGGTATATACTTTTCGCCTTATCGCATAGAATATACGACAAACACAACAACCTCTGAAAAGGGGGTATTGTGTAAGACACGCGACCCCGCTTTTAGCGAAACCGAATACGATTTCCGCGGAGCGCCAAAATATAGCACGATGATAACGAAATTGTGTCAATATGGACCGCGTTCCGATTTTATCGTGCGTATCTTAGCGGATTTATTAGAAGAACATCCCGAAAAACAGATTATGGTTCTGGCGCATAATCGCGAACTCTTGACATATCTATTTGACGCTATTCGGCACAAGATTTCACAAGAAGAGAACATTGTTGGATATTATGTAGGGGGAATGAAAGAAAAAGACTTGAAAATAACCGAAGGCCGCCGAATCGTATTAGCAACCTATGCCATGGCAGCGGAAGCGCTCGATATAAAAACTTTGTCCACCTTAGTTATGGCAACGCCTAAAACGGATATTGAACAGTCGGTTGGCCGCATTTTGCGAGCTAAAGGCCAGAATCCGATTGTGGTGGATTTAATCGATCCCCATGAATATTTACGCAGACAATGGAATACGCGCCGCCAATTCTACAAAAAATGCCAGTATCGTATTACGACTATCGATTTGGAGGCTTATACAGGATTCGACCAATTAGACCGATGGCGCGTCGATTATGACCCCACAACCATGATAGCAACGAAAGTCGAGACGCGTAAATGTATGATTTCCATTCCAAAAGAGATTCTCGATGCCGAAGAAGTTTAAGTCGAATGAATAACCAACAGTTTTCCTAAAGCCGACATATAATGAAAAATCATATGACAAGGTATCCAATAAGGCAACGGATAGAATGAACAGGATGTATGATAGGCTGTGAGAATCCCTACAAGATTCATGTATCCACACATTCGAATAGAAGGCGATTCAATATATTTCCATCCATATACTAAATAAATCATAACTGCTGATTTGCTTACAATAATGTCAAATACTTTTTTTTCTTTAGATTGGGGGTCTAACCAATACATTACACCGGCTGTCATAGTCAGTATGGATACAGCAGGAAGCATGCGATGACCACGATAGAGACCATAGGCCGAAGGTCCTAAAAAAAGAGTGGAAGAAGCGACTAAAGAATAATGTGCCATATTATTCTTTAGTATATATTTGTAATATTTATCGTTTGGCAGTCTTACGTCTACGTACAATTGGTATCTTGAAAAATTTCTTTATACTAGTCAAAAAACTCTTTTTGACTCTCCTTTTGCCAGTCTTTTTTTTCGCAGCGCCCCCCTTGTAGGTAGATTCATATAAAGCAGTATTTCCTCCGGTGCTGGATACTTTTTCAACAGGGAGAACATTGTTTGAACTATTTACGTCAGACATATAGAGTATAGAAAGAAACTTGTAGGGTAGAGGAACCCTTCCCACCCTTCGGGCTCGCATGTTCCTCTAGAGTTGGCTAATATGAACCACTTTCTCTCGTTTATTGACCACCCGGACAGGAACCCATTTCTTCCATTTTGAATGAAATTTGAACTCCATCAACAAGTCTTTCGCCAAATCCACATATTTATCCGGCTCCACATTCTCGAAATCCGCCTCGTCCTCACTTTCTTCCGCCGCGTCTAAACACTCGTTCTCAGGAATCCGGCGAAACAAACGATTCATCATAACACTCGTTTTGTAGTTCGGAATACAAGCAACTCCGTAATAGAGCTCCGCCTTATTCCCCCCATAAGCAAACAATCGGTAAATATCGAACTGAATATCCGCCCGAACAAGAAAGACGGTAGGCATCCGATATTGATGTTTCGAAAAGACAGCATGCCTCCATGGTAATAAATAATCCTTTATGACAGAAGTAGAGGGAGTTGCCGTGGCAAACCCCTTTTTCGTGGGGAACACATTCAAGTACGGTGCTGTTTTTTCTAAACATCGGTATTGAATATGGTGGAAGGGTCCTAAAGGGGTTTTATTATGTATTGTCGGACCTGAATTAGGAACCTCGTATATAGCGTCATAAAGGGCTGATTTCTCTATGGGCCACATGGGGGCCATGTGAAATCGGACGACGGGTCCTACATACTCTTCGAAAAATTTTTGGAGAAACCATAGTCTCTCATTGAACAACTGGGTTTTTGTAGGAATACCTTCATAATACAGGAGGTCTTCCACGACAAATTCGGCGGGTCCCACAATTGTTCCATAAAAGAGGGTTCCATTCGCTAAAAGGGAACGGGAGGGGAGGGGGTATTTCGTGATTCGCGTTATATTTCGTTCTTTGTTTGTTTCTAAGAGAAAACAGACATCTTCGGTTCCATGAAAAGTCATCCATGCATATCCTTTTGTTCCTACAGGGATGCCCATACAAAGGTTGTAATCAGGTGAAACTTTCGTATGTGGAATGGTCTCATAAGAAAGTTCTATTTGTGGAAATCTTTGGAGTAATCTAGGTTTGTCTTGCACGGATATTTCAGTCATTGTATACTTTATAATACAGAGTTGGTTTTATATCAATTTTATGGGGAACCCCTCCCTTATAGAATATAATTCTTTATGACTCCTTTTGAATGGTTTTTAGAGAACTTGTCAGAAAGATGTATTTGAGGATGTATGTGTTGTAGGTAATGTTCTCATAAATTCTTCTAAATCCGTTTCTACATCGTTGAATGAGGGGTCAAATGAGGGATCGAATGAGGAGTCCGGCTTCGTTGTTTGTTCCTGAAGTTCTCGTATAATGGATTTATATTGTTCAATTTGAGAGTTTATAACAAATTTCTTTTTTTTATAGGGTTGAGAGACATATAGATAGACCTGATGACCTATATAAATGAAAAGGAGTGAAACTACAGCATAAAATAGAACCCACATATATGAGTGGCGATATTTCGCGAGGGTTTCTTTAACCGCGCTTGCGCGTAATATTCCTTTTTGACCTCTTTCGCCGGGTTTTGCCTTTGCTATCGCCGCCAAGCCAGCTTTTTGACAGTTTGGTCGATTCTTCGATCTGTTTTTCGATTTGTCCTGCTTTGGCCTTCAAAAGTATAACATCTTCATTGACTTTTTTGAGAACCTTCTTCTTTTGTTTGATTTCCTTTTCTGTTTCATTCAATTGTTCTCTCAATTTAGGAAGAAGTCGAGTATGCTGCTCTTTTGAAACTCCAAACCCGGTTGCTCTTTTCAAGCTTCCAATAATACTTCCACCTGATGATGGCATATATACATTCAGGAGATTATCTCTTTACTTTTGCTACATAATAAAAATAGCGTTTATTCCATCATAATGAGAACCGGAAGGGGTTATAAATACATGAATAAATAATATGTATTCCAAAAAAGCTATACATATTATTTGTTAATAGTTCTCCTTTTATTGGTCTTTCCCTTCTTCTTTTGTTTCTTCTCTTTTTTGTGTGTCTTCTTGCGTCCTCCCGTTTTAACAGGTTGTGCTGCTTCGTCTGGTTTTGGTCCAAGACCTAAAAATGAGAACATAGAACCCGATGCTTTAGGTGTGGTTCTCTTTTTAGTGCAGTCATTATAATCTGTTTTTGTTTTTGCAGACGCCTTATCCCTTTTAACCTCACAGGATTCTTCTTTAAACATACCGGAAAAAGAAGGAGTAGACCATGTAGAGGGGCTTCCCCAACTGAACGGTTTTTTAACAGAATCGTCAGTAGTAGTGGTTGTTAAAGGCGATGATGTTTGAGATGATGATGTTTCAGATGATGAGTTTAAAGATGATAAATTCTCGTAGTTTTTTCCTGACATATACAATAGATAAAGAAAACAAAACTATAATAATAAAAGGGTATAAACATTAAATGGAATGACTAAATAATGTCGACAAGGATTTTGATAGTAGAAAAAACAGGTGTCATAAAGGAATCTGTAGTCAAATCATTTACGGAAGCGGAGGTATATAAAAAGGCAGGATTCAAATCCCCCGAAGGATTCGAACGCGTTCATGAATGGACGATCGATGGAGAGACGGTTGTTTTATATGGAAAATCGACTGGACGTGCTGGTCAAGAAAACAAATATGATTTCCCCCCGCCAGTGGATAAAATCCTGTTTTTCGGATCATGTGTATTAACTTCGAGTACGGGGTCTTTGAAAAAGGGGCGATGGGAAGAGATTTACGAAGAATTATTCGGCGGATTCGAGGATGTTGGAGACGAAGATTCAGAAGAATCCGAAGACGAAGATGAGGACGAGGACCTTCCTAAAACCAAATCAGGATATGCTAAAGACGGATTTATAGTGGACGATTCCGATGAAACCGAAGATGAGGAAGAGGATGACGACGAGGCGGATGAAGAGGAGGATGAAGAGGAGCCAGTAGTCGTCAATGTCAAAGCAAAAAAACCCACTAAAAAGGGTGTCAAAAAAGCAAAACAGACAGTGTTTGCTAAAATAGATACGGAATGTCAAGAGAATATGTTTTTAGACTGTACAAGCGAATTGGAGGAGGAGGCGTATGAGGAATAAGAGGATGATATGTTCAATAACGACATGATTTCGTTATTGAACATAAATAGGTAAGTTTACGCATAAATTAATATTACAATTATTTATAATGGCGAGTAATATAGCAGTTTATTACAGATTCGATACAGATGATGTAATAAATAATACCATGCGAAATGCTATTACTGGAACATATGACGCAACTGTCTCAGCGAATTCGATTACAAGGGCGAATTATTTTATTGGTAAATCCGCTCTGAATATTGATGCTAATAATGCGCAGTATGTCACTATGCCAGGTTCGCTTACTATTCCTCAATCGGGGTTCTCGATTTCCTTTTGGGTAGCATCAAATAGTATAACGAACTCTTTCGCACCCATCTTTTCATTTTCCAATCTACTTGCTAATTTTGGAGTGGGAAAATACGCACTAACAATGGGTGTTGATAACACCAACAGTTCGAGATTAACTTTATACCATCATTATAATTCAGCAGTAGCCGACGGTTCAGTAGTATCCACCGTATCTGTCAATGACAATATATGGAGACATGTATTGATAACATTCAATACATCTAGAGTTGTATCGCTATACGTAAATGGTAAATTGAACGCTAGGTCAACCTTTAGTAATTATCCGTTTTCGACGACCTATGGAGTATCCTATATTGGGAGAAATACACAATCGGCGCCAGGCTATTTTACTGGGTCTATCGACGATTTCAGAATATATTCTTACGCCATTACTAGCGAAGACGATATAAATTATTTATTATATTATCCGAATCATAAAATTTATACAACGAGCCCGAGCACGCCAGCGCTATTAGGAAACACCATCAGCAATTTTTACGATATGAATAATCGAAATGTCTCGCAGGTATACAGTCCGAGAACCATTCTTCCAGGAACAGTTTTACTCGTTTCCGGAAAACCGAACCAAAATTTCGATACAGGCGATTTAACGGCGAGTTCTACTACCTTTGTTTTACCAGCATATTGTGTTTTTGACACTCTATACAGCAAATTATATGTTTGTGACCAGGGTGCGAATGAATTGAAACATATCAACATGTATAGTGGTGTGGTAAATACGATTTATACACATACCAATGTGAACTCAGTAGAGTTCGATATATCCGGTATCAATTACTATTTGACAGGACAATCCTATATTCCGCAAATCGACATATCCACAAATACATTCCAACAGAATATAAATACAAATGCGTTGACAAATACCGTTTTCGGATTATTTGATAACAGTAATAATCTCTTTATTTCACATGCGACGGGTATAGCCAAAATCAATGTATCGGGTGCGCTTCCAACCGCAACTTCGACCGTAATAACGACGACAGTTCAAATGGAACAAATGTGTTTTGAATCGAGTTCTCAAACGGATATCTATGCCATAGATGCGTCAAACACATTTATTTATGTCATTAATAAGACGACAAATGCCAATTATAGGATAACACTTCCGCCTAGTTTATTTACAAACAATACGACAACCAATTTATCTGGGCTGGTGTTTGACAGTATGGACAACCTGTATGTATCTTGTATAAATGGAAATAGTAATATTTATATGATACCCTATTACGTTATCAACTCGATTTCGACAAATACGACACTAACATCGAGTCAAATTGTATTGTATGCTGGAACATCATCTTTCGGATACAGTGGTGATGGTGGACAATGTATTAATGCGCAATTTATGGCTATTACCAATCTATCGATTGATGCTGGAGATAATTTGTATATTTGTGATTCGGGGTCATATACGATTCGCAAAATTATAAATGGAGGGGCAAGAAAGACGAATTTCATGAATATGATTGCCAATGAAACGAATGTCGTATCGAGAACAGCAAGCGATTTAAAAACCGTGTATTCGGGTATGTATTCAATCGGTGGTGCGGGTGCGTCTGCTTCGAATTATTCAAATTATTGTATAAATAATACATCGACGGTTATTGAAACGGAATTACAAGCGACTTCATTTAATGTCATTGATAATAGTGGACAGCTGGTGTATTACAAATTCAATACTATGGATACATCGGGAATACAGGTATCGAATTATAGCGTAGGAATGCCTGTATTTGATGCTTCGATGAGTGATGCTACATTGTGTTCGACGAACGACTATATAATAGAAAGCGGTGGACTAAATATGAGTCCGACATCGATCGGATCATGGTCTATCGTTGGGAATCTACCTAGAAGTTCTCTCTTATTACAAAACAATCCCAGTGGATTCAATTATCATGGTATGTCATTTGGAAACTGGAATGATGTGGCTGTTTCGAAAAATGGGTTGTATGTTGCTGGTGTGGGGGATTATCATAATTTTTATACGAATTATAACACGAATTATAATGTTTTTTCGCAGTTGTATACGGTTCCAACGGTGGAACTAGTGGGCGGAACAGGAACATTGGGATATTCCGGTGATGGTGGAACTGTATTTAGAGCACAGTTTACGAATACTCTTGGAAACTTTGTATTTACCCCAAATGGGTATTATATTGCGAATAGTTATACTATACGATTCGTAAATAATCAATCTATTATTAGCACAGCATGTGGAACAAATACGGCTTCGTCTACTGGTAATTTCGGATTAGCAACATCGGCGACTATAAATTTCGCACATAATGTCTGCCAAGATGTATCACGAAATTATTTATATGTATGCGAACGTGTATCTAATGTAGTAAGAAGAATAGACAAAAATGGAATTATATCCCCCTTTTGTGGTACAGGAACAGCTTCTTCAACTGGTGATGGTGGTCCAGCAACATTAGCAACATTAAATAATCCATGGACTATCGTCATTGACTCTTCAAACAATGTATATATACTTGAAGATGCTGGAGCAAGAATACGTATGGTTGATTTTTCAACAAATATTATTACAACCTTAGCAGGAACGGGAACACCTGGATTCAATGATAATGTTGCTGGTTCATCAGCACGATTCAATCGACCATTAAGTGCTGTATTAGATGGTTCTCGAAATCTATATGTTCTTGAGCATCAAAATCAAAGAATAAGAAAGATAACATCTGTAAACGGTGTTCTGTCTTCTAGTTGTATTGTTACGACGATTTGTGGAACAGGAACAGCGTCTTTGACAGGTGATGGCAGATTAGCAACACTAGCAACATTAAACTTTCCCCTCGGACTGTCGATAAATAGTGATTATTCCTATTTATACATTGGTCAGGTAGGATGTATCAGAGCAATCAATATGAGATCCGGAATTATAAATAGAATATTTAGCACAGGAACGTTTACAACATATGGTGGTATTCAAGGTAATCCTTTATTAGCAACCACACCTGCTATGTATGAGAATTCAACCGATCCAAGTAATAATATTTATTTTGGTACTGCTACAACAGCTGGTTATGTATCACGTCTTACATCGCTCACATCCTTCCCACCTTTTGCCAAACAGCCATATGACCAAGTATGGGCTTTATATGGCCTCTCATGGAAATATATTTCAATGTCCGGAACCGGGCAATACCAAATAGCATACATGAATAATTTCGGAACGTATTTATCAAACAACTATGGTTCGATAAATTCGTGGGACTATATTGCCGATTTATCGGGTATATACACGAATAGCGCAGCATTGTCATACACAGGTCAATATCAATCCGTCATGGACGTATATGGAAATATTTATGTTTCGACCAGATACGGTGTAAACTCGTCCTGGACCCAACGATTCGTCAATACACGAAATACCAATTTTACGCCGATGCCTGCCAAAATCGCGTGTTCTTTCGATGGAAAATACCAGGTGGCAACGGCATTTCGGTATCAACAGGTTACAAAAATAGCTGGAACGGGAACACCAGGATTTAGTGGGGACACTGGACTAGCGACTGCAGCAGCTTTTAATTATCAACCTACTTGTAGGTTCGACTCTTCTAATAATATGATTTTTGCTGACGGATATAATCATAGAATTCGAAGAATCGCAACGAGAACCGGTATTATTACTACCATTGCTGGAACAGGATCAGCTGCGTTTCCAGCAGCGGGAGGAACTGCAACAGCAGTAACTATGGCCTATCCTTTTGGTATGATGATGGACGTAAGTAATAATTATTACATTGCGAGTTATCATGGATTATTAAAAGTAACCGGAACAACATTGGCTATTTTGGGTGGTTCAAATACAGGTGGAACTTTTGCTGGCGATGGTGCTGTATTGTCAACTACTACCCGATTTGCATCTCCACAAGGAATTTGTTGCGATTCATTCAATAATATATATATTTCTGATGGTGCAAATAGACGTCTTCGAAAAATTACTGCTACAACTAATTTCGTATCTACAATTGCTGGAAACGGAACAAATTCATCAACAGGAGACGGTGGATTAGCAACAGCATCAACATTAAATCCTGGAGGTATATGCTGTGATAGTTTTAACAATATATATGTTCTAGACACAAACCGTTTGAGAAAAATAGATGCGTTATCGGGAATCATAACAACCATTTGTGGAACAGGAGTAGCTACTTCAACTGGTGATGGGGGACCTGCTTCATCAGCAACAATTAGTAATCCTTTACAAGTATGTGTTGATAGAGCAAATAATTTATATATTAGTGAATATGGTAATAATACGTCAGGAAATGGTAATAGAGTCAGAAAAATCACAGCTAGAAATGGAGAACTAAATGGAACATGTATTGTTTCCACCTACGCAGGTAATGGTACATTAACGACTGGAGGTGATAATGGTCTACCTACAGCAGTCGGATTGGGACTATGCACGAGTATAAGTATTGATAATTTTGATAATTATTATTTTAATAATAATAATGTATGTATCTTATACAAAGCAACCCAATTTGCCAATGTCATTGTTTCTTCGAATTACGGCCAAACCTGGTCGGATGTCACTACAAATATTACAGGAAATATCTCATTCAATAATGTTGCCGTATCACAAACCGGTCAATATATGACGGCGACTTCGCTGAATGGTCGAATATACCGATCAACCAATTTCGGCATTTCAGGTTCATGGGCTGTGTCAAACAGCACGATAGATAACTGGGGTTCAGTTGTAGTGTCAAATACGGGCCAATACCAAGTTGCTGCTGGGTATGATATGGGCGGATTTTATTCTAGTGATTTTGGACTGAATTGGACGGCAAATGGTATGCCAAATGGAAACTGGTCGTCCCTGGCATTGTCCGAATCGACCAATACGTTGTATGCCGTTTCAAAAAATACTGGTGCGTCCGGTTCTACCATTTATAAAAATCCGGCATTTAATTTGCCCAACTCTGGCTTGAGCTCGGAATGGCTTACCATACATAATCCTGTATTGAAATCCGCGAATTGGCCGACTGTAAATGGCCTCTCGTTTTCGTTTTGGTGTAAATCGAACAATAACGCATCATTCACACGGTTTTTCGATTTTGGAAACGGGCCAGCTTCAAACAATGTTTTCATGGGTATTGTTAGTAACAATATTGTAATTTCAGTATATAATGGTGCAACAGAAAATAACCAATATTCAAATATTCAAATAAATGACAATATATGGCGGCATGTATGTTGGACAATGAGATATACTACTCCAAATGCTACAAACAGTATACATACCGTTTATATCAATGGTGTGAATGTATACCAAACGTTTACATATTATCCCAATGCAACGGCTCGCCAATTTTGTTATATTGGGAGATCAAATTGGGTTGCGGACGCATACTTTAATGGTGTTATAGACGATTTCCGCATATACAATCGCGTATTGTCAGACCAAGAAATATTCAAATTATATAGCACAAATGAATGTGTCCATTATTATAAATTCGATAGCGATTATGATTTTACGAATACACAATTAGCGAATTATAATACAGTAAAACCGACCTATGATGGAAGACAAAATACGAAAGACCCGAGTCCGCCGATCATTACAACCGCTACTACGGTTTCTTATGGAACATATACACTGATTCAACCAAATGTAAACAACATTTACGGAATGGCATTAACGCAAAATAATAAAAGGATGATGACGATTGTCAGATCGGGAACATTCTCATTTTCAGATTACAATGTAAACAGATTAGCTTGGAATACATTTACGAACATCTCAATAACCTCTTTTTTGTGGACAGGAATCAAAACAACGGCGGATGGATACAGAGTCGTTATGTGCGCTGCGACTTCACAAACGTCATATGGTGGATTACATTATTCGTCTTGGACTGGAACAAGTTATTCCGCTTTGACCACTATCAATGTTTCATTGCCAACAACTATTCAGCGGTTTTATGGCGGTATCGAACTTACAGCAAATGGCGACAGATTAATAACTATTGCAGATTATGTGTATTTTGCCACATGGGATAATGATACGCAAAATTATATCAATTTAACAGCAACCACACTTGCGGTTGGCTGCTCCTTTATTACATATGATAGTTCAATTAGTCAAAAATATAATATGTGTGGAGGAATCGCATGTAATGCCGATGGTTCTCGAATTGCCTATGCGAATTCTAATAATGAAATTTATTTTGCTACATGGAATGGAACAACTTATGTAAATCCAGTACTCATTGCGGTATTAGATCCATACGCAACGGGTATGACAATGAGCTGCGATGGTAATTTATTATTTTATTCAAACGTATCTGATTTTTCACAAAAAATATATTATTCTATTTGGAATGGAACGACATATACAGTTCAAACCGAATTGTCATACAATTTTATAACAACATCGAATTCATCACCTAATGATGGATTGCCCCAGTTTACACCTGCTGGAACATTGTACATGGCATTGTCATATGATTTGTCTACCTTGTATATTTCTACAAATAGCAATAGTGCGTATATTGATACGGTTGGTGCAAGGAATACTGCTGGAATTATATACATCATACCATTGACTTATACGAATACATCGGCAATGACGAAAAAAGTGGGCACGAATTCGCTAGTGGTTCAAAGGCAAAATATTATTAATCAACCATATTTACATAGTTTCACTTCATCTAGCGCAGCAGCAACAAATTCTTTTACAGTAGGAACAATCGGAGCAAATGATATTTCTATTACAAGTGATAAATTACGCGCTGTAATATGTGGTAGAACGACTGGTTATATATATGTATCCACTTATAATATATCCACTGCTACATGGAGCGCACTTACTGCTCAAACTAATCAAACAGCATTTACAGCAGGAATATTAATCAGCGCAAAAATAAGAGCGGATGGAGCAAGAGGGATTGCTATTACAAACTCCGCCGGTAGTTCGTGTTATTTCTTTACATGGAACGGAAGCAGTTATAGTGCGTTTACTACTACACTCGGAAGTACCGGAACATTTGTAAGTTGTGCTATTACTTCAAATGGTTCTCGTATATTTGTATTAAAGGATGGAAAGATTCAATATGCCGATTGGAATGGCTCGAATTATGGAGCATGGACGAATACGGATCTAACAGCAGTGAATGCTGTAGCATGTAATGGAACTGGAACAGTTATTACGTATATGTTAACAACGCGTATATTATTTGTAGCAACATTCAATGGCACTTCATATGTAGAGCAACCTGTTGTAGCAACCTATGGAGCTAGTATTTCGGCTCTCAAAATGAATACGAATGGGACCATGATTGTTATTGCTACTGCCAGTGCTGTTTCTTTACAGCGACTTTCAATCAATTACAAATCAGCGGGGGAAGTACATACTATAGTAAACGTCGCTGGAACCTACAATGGATATGAAATAACTGCCGATAACGCAACCATTTACGCAGTATCTTATACAGTAAGTGCTGGAACTATATATTCATCCAATTTAACATTAACGTATAATAATAACAGTTTTATACCCTATTTGACACCTCCTACGCAACCGTTAACGGTAGGAACTGGAACTGGAACTGGAAATCTGGGTACTCTATATGTAATAGCCATATCAGCAACAGAAGATAATTCACGTATCGTTGTTGCTGCTTATTGGACTGGAATAGTATATTATTCTACATATGATAAAACAACTGGATTATATTCGCGACTGACAACCACACCTTGTACTCCTGTTTCAGAATCATTAGGTGCTATGAAAATAACGGCGGATGGTTCAAGAATGGTTATAGCATATAGAACACTTGGGTGTTATTTCTCTACATGGCTACCACAACAAAACAATTATTCGGTTGGTGTAGTAACATTGGGTGGTTCATCACAATTACCCAGTAGTTTGGATATGACATCCGACGGTTCACGTATATTTATAATCTCTACAAATGGCGTATATTATGCGAATTGGAATGGTTCCAACTATTCAGCATGGATATCGATTGGTATAGCAGGTGCTGCTATTAATTCAACTTATATTGGTTGTTCTGGAGATGGTATGCGAATAGTATATTGTAATAACTCGGCGGTTTTATTTTGGGCTCTCTGGAATGGATATACATATGTAGTACAATCTACGACAATTGGAACAGTTCCCAATCAAATTCGTCATATTCGATTGAGCTATGATGGTTCTATTTTATTCTATACTTTGTATCTAAATGGTAGCACTAGTGCTATATATTCTGTATGGAATGGTTCTAGGTATTCAAATGCTATCTTTGTTCCTACGGCAGCAATTCCAGCTTCATTAGACGCATGGGGACTCAATATATCTTACGATTTAACTAAAATTATGGTCAATCATATGGTGACGACTGATGGAACAGTATATCAAACAACAACTGACTTGAAATCTCCGACACAAGTATCCGCCCTGACAATCCCAGATACGAAACAATTTATACGATCTACTCCGATACTTTCCATAACAAAGCCATTTACTACACCTATTGGTAATATTGGTATTTCTATTACGCAAAACGGATTAAGAGCAGTAATCGCAAATCAAAATACAGGATTTTTGTATTTTTCAACCTTTAATGGTACAGTATGGTCTGCTTTGACACAAACATTAGCGTCTGCTTTAGCTAACACAATAATTAATGTTAAAATAACAGCAGATGGTTCACGAGGTGTATGTATTACTCGTGGTGGAACTGGATTCGCCTATTATTTTACTTGGAATGGAAACAATTATTCGGCATTAACACAAACCCTCGGCGCTACAAGTTCAACTTATCAAACAATTGATATGACAGCGGATGGTTCCCGAATATTCACAGTAGATGCTGCGTTTGTAAAATATGCCAATTGGAATGGATCGAATTATAGCGCATGGACCAATACTTCCTTTGTTGGGTCTGCTGTACAAACAGCCGCTGTAGGTTGTTCAGCAGACGGAAATAAAATAGTGTATTGTTGTAATACTACGACATTGAACTATGCTTCATGGAATGGTTCGGCTTATGTAAATGTTTCTACATTTGGCTCAGTTTCATTAGGCAACATAAGAACGATTCGGTTTAGTTATGACGGGAATTATGTCTTTTATACACAGTCTTCAGCTCTTCCGAATTTATTTTATAGTGTCTGGGATGGAACTACCTTTGGGAGATCAACTAGCATAACTGTTACTGGAATGGCATCTACTAATGCATACGCACTTGCTATATCCTATACCAATCCATATACTATATATATTGGAAGTTGGAGCCCATCATTGACAAATGAAATGTATCAAGTTTCAAATATTATTATGCAACCATACTCCCTCGGTTTTGGTAATATTGGATATTCTATTACACAAAATGGTTTAAGAGCAATAATAGCAAATCATAATACAGGACTCTTTTATTTTTCAACCTTTAATGGATCATTTTGGTCTAGTTTGACACAAACATTATCTTCTGCTCTTGCTTTTGCCACATTAATTAGTGTTAAAATAACAGCAGATGGTTCACGAGGTGTATGTATTGCTCGTGGTGGAAGTGGGTTAGCCTACTATTTTACTTGGAATGGAACGAATTATTCGGCATTAACACAAACACTCGGCGCTACAAGTTCAACCTATCAAACAATTGATATGACAGCAGATGGTTCCAGAATATTCACAGTAGATGCTGCTTTTGTGAAATATGCGGATTGGAATGGAACAAATTATAGCGCATGGACAAATACTTCCTTTGTTGGGTCTGGTACACACACAGCCGCTGTAGGTTGTTCGGCAGATGGATACCGTATAGTGTATTGTTGTAATACTACGACATTGAATTATGCAGCATGGAATGGTTCTGCCTATGTAAATATCTCTACCTTTGGCACAGTTTCATTAAGCAACATAAGAACGATTCGGTTTAGTTTTGACGGGAATTATGTGTTTTATTCACAGGTTACAGCTGTTCCGAATGTGTTTTATAGTGTTTGGAATGGAGCTACAAATACATTTGGTCCTTCAAATAGCATTACTATAACTGGAATGGCAGCGACTGATCCGTATCCACTTGCGGTAACCTATGATTTAACATCATTGTATGTTGGAAGTTATAGCGGATCCATATTTAATCAAATCTATCAAGTACCACTTACATTAACAACGATTGCTCCAAATACAACCGGACTCACATTTTCATTTTGGGTCAAATCGATTGCCAGTCCTGACTACGGTGGTCTCATATCATTACAGAGTATTTATGGGTGGATTCTCATGTATTTATTAGGCAATACGGTATACGCAGCCATTAATGAACAAAGAGCCACTTTACCTTCTAATATATACCCGACATCTATAACCAAAAACGCAGTCGCTGTTGCTACAATTCAACAATATACATGGAATCATATTGCTTGGACAATCCAACAAGTAAACACGAATTATGATGTATCCGGTGCTGGTGTATGGACCGTCTATCTGAATGGTAATTCGGTTTATCAAAACACAAACCAAATCTATCCTTATCCAGGAACGAGAACAATGAATTTTGTAGGACACAATGGACAGTCCAACGTTTTCATGAATGGAAATATGGACGATTATCGGGCATACAATCGTGTATTGTCTCCCAAAGAAATCCAAAATATCTATGTAAATAGTCCCAATATTACCTATGAAAAAACTGCTTCTTTGCCAGCAGGATTACAATCAGAAGTAGGCGGAACATATACATTTTCAACCGGTAATGCTATACCAATATTAACAGATTATACAACTGTGTACAGAGATTTATCTGCTGTTCCTATTCAAAATGGTGCGTATGTATTGTCAAATAGTAGTAATTTAAATTTATATTACTTGTGGAATGCATTTGATAATAATCCGGACACGTACTACTATAGTTTTTCATTGTATGATAATACAACCGGTGTATATACCCGTTTCAAATTTACAAAAATTCAAGGCGTAGGAGACGTTTCTGGTGAATGGCAACAAATTCAAATACCTTATTCATTACAGGTATCGAGTTATATTATAACAATTCCTCCAGGGATTCCAGAACGATTCCCTGGAACATGGTATTTAGTTGGTTCAAATAATGGCGCGGATTGGTATCCAATTGATTATAAATCAGGTATTACATACACTGCCGACACAGTTACATTTACACCTAACCAAAGCAATACTAATTATTATTATTATTTCAGATTTGTTTGGGTTATCGTTGGTGGAACACCATACACAGTAAATCGCAATTCTATCAATTTAGTTGCAGTACAATTTTCAGGGGCTGCTCGGTTCCTGAATTATTTTTATTACAATAATGGTGTCAAAACCTATATTCCGCGTTTACAAAGCAACAACTTTTCGAATTGGAGATTGGCAGTTGATAATACCTCAAAAAATTGGAACAATACAGCAATCTCGAACGATGGTTCATTATTAGGTTCTGTGAGAACCCCTTCTACTGTATTTAGGTCGGTTGATTATGGAATAACATGGGCCGAATTTACTTCTGGTGCTACATTATCTCGACAAATTGCTATTGCTGCCAACGGTTCAAATGCTGTAATAGGTGGCGATTCCGCAACATTTATACGGTATTCAATCAATGGTGGAACAACATGGGCAACAGGAACAACCGCATCAACACACTCTTTTCTCGTAGTTGCTATGAACGCGGCAGGAACAACCACCGTATTCGGTTCAGGAGGAACTTCCGGTAATTATTATTCAACCAATGGCGGACAAACATCGGCGGCATCTACGGGAGGATTAACAGTTGCGAATAATGGAATCGGTATATCCTCATCCGGAATATATGCGTTAACTACTTATAATACAGCAACCACGATATATCGTTCGATAAATAGTGGTGTGGCATATTCAGCTACATCCAGTATATCTACTACATGGGGCGAATGTGTTATAGAAGATACTGGATTAGCGTTTGCCTTTACTCTGGCAGGTCAATTATATCGTTCAACCAATTTTGGTGTAAACTGGTCAACTGTATCTTCGCATCCGGTGGAAGGGGTGTCTTCCATTTCCATGTCTAGATCCGGGCAATATATATTGACATCAACCCCGTCCAGAATATATTTCTCAAATGACTATGGTATAACCTTTACATTAAAATCCATAATACCATATGGGTCTGTTTCTAATATACGAATATCTCGCGATGGAAGAATAGGAGCCGTATCTTCATTGAACGGAAAAATCTTCGTTGCCAGGTTATAAAATTGAAATAAAATCCACATAAATAATGGTTTATACAAATCATTATGTATCGCATTCCAAATCCTCTAGAATTCCGTCAAAGAATCCGCACAAAATTTCCACTGGATAATCCGAAACTTGCGACTAATCTTGAAAAAGCCATTTTCAATTATGCCATCCAAGAAGCAACCAAAAAGAAAATCATCAAGAAATGGGAGAACCCCTTCTTTTCCCAACTCTATACGGACAGGCTTCGCACCATTCATCGCAATCTGAATAAAGAAATTATAGCGGCACTCGAGTCGGGTGAACTCTCCCCTCAGCAATTTGCCTTTATGACCCATCAAGAAATGAATGCTGAAAGGTGGGCGGATCTCATTCAACAAAAAGTCAAACGCGATGCCTCCAAATTCAATACCAATATCGAAGCGTCTACGGATATGTATACTTGTAAAAAATGCCGGTCCAAAAAATGTACTTATTATGAGATGCAGACAAGATCGGCGGATGAACCGGCAACCATATTTGTTACATGTCTTGATTGTGGAAAACATTGGCGCGGGTAGGGTAGGGGGACCCATGGTCCCCCCTACGACCCCCTCCTTCGGCTCCGCCAATGTATCTATAGAGGGTTTTGGATTCTGTCATAAAGAATTATTTTTATGACAAATTGAAAGAATAAAACGGGTTCTTCTGGGGGTCGTAGGGAGGCTCCTCTCCGCTTGACTCATCACTACATCATAAAGGATTTATTTTTATGACAAATTCATGAAAGTGTGATAAAGATTTAATTATATATATATCTAATGAACCCCCCACCAGATTGTACCTTGACTACTTCTTGTTTCGACTTGACGGCATTTCATGCCAAATCTAGGCCTTTAAAGGAAGCCATCGAGAACATGCGCGCCTTATTAGAGGTCCCCTGTTATCTCGTCATTTATACCGATATCGCCTGTTTCCCTCTTATCCAGGCCATTCGCCAACCTCTCGACCATTTGACGGTCTATGTCGTTCAACCCTTTGAGACCACTCCTTATTTTGATTTAGTAAAAGAGGTCAAGGCCAATCGCGAGAAATCGTGGCCGACAAGGGACGAGCGAACTTGTAGCGAGAACCATGTTCTCGTCAATACGAAACACCAATTTGTTATTCGAACGATGGATAAAAACCCGTTTCAAACTTCTCGATTCGGATGGATAGATGCCAATTTAGGAAAAAACTTTTCTAAAATAGCGGAAGATTATCATCCGGAAATGCTTCTCGATTGTCTTCGCCAAGCAAGTGATAAATTTCATATCCAAGTTCTCACTGCTATTGATAAAAAATTCTTGAAAAGAGAGAACAAACCGGAATATTATGAACAATACAGATGGGTCGTATGCGGTTCTTTTTTTACTACAGGTGTCCCCATTGGCCGAAAAATAGCGAAAAGAATGGACGAACTTTTCCGAGAAACGACTACACAAGGATATGGCCATGGAGAAGAAATGCTTTATTTAGAGATTTTAGAAGAATTACACGACGACCTTGATATAACCTATGGAGATTATGGCCAACTCTTAAACAACTACGCCTATCCTACACGAAATCTCCAATTCATTCATGATTATGTTTTTCAACGATATTTGAATTATGGATATCATCGAGAATCGTATGCTTGTTCTCGTAAACTCGTCCAAGGAATTGAAACCGGATTGGAATTCCAAAAGCATCCTTGTTCTCCTCAACTCTATTTTTCTTTCTTGTTCGGCCAGTATTTATCCGGATTTTATGCCGACCGTGAAAATGCTCGGGGGATTGTCGATCATATTTACCATATGTGCGAGATAGACCCCCTATTAATGGCTCAATTGAATAATAATCGCGGGTTTTACGAAGAACAATTCAAATTTGTCATGTAGGATGTAGAGGAACCTACGGTTCCCCCTACGACCCCCTCCCTTAGGCTCCGCCAATAAACTTTATCATAAAAAAATGGAGAACATTAAGGAAATTATTGAAGAACTCTTTGAAAAGATTCTTTAGGGAGTTTCACAAATGAGTCATAAAGGAATATTCTTCTTTATGACAAAAAAATGGAGAACATTAAGGAAATTATTGAAGAACTCTTTGAAAAGATTCTTTAGGGGTTTGTTATTATGTCATAAAGGAATATTCTTTATGACAAAAAAAATGGAGAACATTAAGAAATTTATTGAAGAACTCTTTGAAAATATTCTTTAGGGGTTTGTTATTATGTCATAAAGGAATATTCTTCTTTATGACAAAAAAATGGAGAACATTAAGGAAATTATAAAATGGTTTTGGCGGAGCCTAAGGAGGGGTTGTAGGGGAACCTTGGTTCCCTACTCTACTCGAGATCACTGACCCGCCAGTATTCACTCGTCCCGTTCGGTAAAGGGCGTTGAATAATAAACGGGATTCTCTTCTGCTCTAACTCTTTCAAAGCAATTAAATATCCATCGACGAGTGTCGGTTCGACATCAATCATAGGTGAGGCGCCTGCGTTTATTTGTCTAGCACGTTCGCCTAATACTCTGGCTTTTTCATATCGAGTAAGAATCGGTAGGGTTTTATGAAGGGGGTCGATAATATGATTCTGTTTATCTCGAATAACAGTTGCTAGAGCATCGACTTCTTCATAATTGAGTGTTTTTAATTCTGGATGAAAATCCTCAATGACCTTCTTTCTGACATCTTCATTCATTTTTTGTAAATAATCGTCATCCTCTTCTTCGTCATCATCATCGTCGGTTTGGTCCACGTCGATTTCATCTATAGCAGAACCTTTCTGCTCGAGTGAATCATTATCAGAAGGATTTTCTTCATCTTCTTCTTCAGGGTCTTCTTCATCATCGCTTCCACCCCCTTCTAATTCACTATCCATAAAGTGTTCTATAACAGAATCACCGCCATGTTGAGAACTTGTTTCACTACTAGAGTCATTTTCACTTTCTGATAAATTAGGTTCTTCTTCGTATAAGTCTGTCATGATGATATATATAGTGGGATAATTTTTCTAAATGGTTCAATTTTTTAAACCCTTGAAGAATTAAAATGGGACATTTCAAATCATAACCTGTATAAACTCTCGTGTAAAAAAAATTGAACATCTGACCCTTGCTCTGAATTTTTAATCGTTAAATATGTTGATCATCGGTCTTCCAAACGGTATCACATTCCACGCATAAATAGACGTATTTCATCTGTTGGTCATCATAACGCATATAAATAACCTCTGCTTGTTTCTTTTCCTCGCTATGATTTGTCTTACAGGATTCATTTGGACATTTCATCTGAATTCGTGGAAGGGTGGGATCCAATTTCGTATAAGGATTAATAATATGCTGGAATTTTTGCTCCCCCCGTTTTAATTGTGTTTGGAGAACACAATGTCCTTCTTGTGTAATAGCCGTATCGGTTGTCCCACAATGTCGGCAATAATATGTCAATTTGTTTGTATCTTCGGCATCAATGGCAATATAGAGCATATTTTGACAGACTTCACAGAACTTCATCGTATAATATATCGATACATTTGTTTATTTTGTTTTGTATCAATTTTGTAGAGGATATAAAATGGATAATAATTTTTCTATCAAAATATGTTCGTTCTCTCTATTACTACCTTCCTGTTTCATTCGATAAAAAAAATGAGACCTTGATTCAGCAGAATCTATACATTTGTCCCAACAACAAAAATATACCGGTTGTATTGGAACTCCCATAGTATACATCGTATATCCAATATCAACATCATCAATATCACGAAATGATTCAGTTATGCCTCGATTTTCCAATAATAATGTAGCGACGTCTTTACTCATGATAATTCCCATCCCTCCTACAAAATGAAACCAATAGTCTCTAGTCGTTTTATTATAATAAACACCAGTTTGACCTGAATAAAATCGTTCTTTAAGATAATTCTCTTTAAGACAATTCTGTAAATGTGTATATAACGCGTTAAAATCCCATACGGTTGATAAATTCGTCCGAATGATATAATCATAATGGGTGGACGTGGACATACAAAATTGTAAGGCATCTAAAGTCTTATGAATTAATTGTTGATAAGATTCTTCCCCACGTGTGTATATAGTTTGGTTTTCCATATACGGTGTAGAAACATCTACACGTGATTCTATAAAATAGGCATCTATTTCTGGATGAGATGTCATATAGGTTCTCCATAATGCCTTTTCTTTTTTATAGACGGGAAGATTCTCACTTGAAATAATGAGAATGAGAACACGCATATATATTCATCTTGATATTCTCTATTTCGTTTTTCTAGTTTTATTCGCTTGTTTTAGGGCTTTTTGTTGTTCTTTTTCTCGAAGTTTGATGGTTTTCTGATATTCCTTCTCCTTTTGTTTAGCCTCTTTTTCTTTCAGTTTCGCCAGATTCTTTCGTTCCCTTTCTTCGAGTTGTAGTCGTTGTTTCAGAGTTTTGGCCTGTTCTCTCTCTCTTTTCATTTTTTCATTCTCCGCAAGCTTCTTCTGATGTTCTATTTCCTTTGTTCTGATTTCTTCTTCTAATCCGTTCAAATCGTATTCAATGAGTTCTTTGCGACGCTGAGCCATGGCTTTGACTTCTTCATCTTTAATTTCTTCTAGAATACTTTCTTGGTTTTTCATTGTCTTTTTCAAAACACGTACTGCTTTTTTGGCGTTTTTCTCTTCCGTTTTCGCTATTCTCTCACGGAGCTTCAATGTTTTGCGAACACGTTTAAAGATCTCTTTTTTGGCCTTTTCATTTTCCTGAATATTACTATTTATGGTTTTGATTTCTTGTTCCACTTCTTTCGTCCGATTCTTTTTTGTCGTTTTGAATCCGGATTCTAAATCGCGAATGGAATATTCAATCGCCGTTTTTTCAACCGGCGCAATATCCGGTTTCTTTAGCAGCTCCTTCAACTGTTTGATTTTCTGTTTATAAGAAGCGATTTCGAGTTTTAACTGGTTCTCTATCATGGCAATAGACTCTTTGTTCGCCTTTATCTCATTATCGATTTCGACGACTTCAGGAAGGGTTTCTACAGCATCTAAAAATTTCGTTCCCTTGAGTGTTTTCGAAGAACATTTATCGCGAATAGCAGCATATGCGCTTGCTTTGTATTGGGCATAAAGCGTCGGATTTTCTTTTATTTTTCGGGCGATGATCGAAATCTTTTCCTGAGTTCCCTTTTTGATTTTAGCGAGTTCCGTTCGAATGCTTTTCAATTGGTCGCGTATAATTTTGACATAGGCTTTTACTTCACGAACAAGTGCCGCTACATTTTTCCGAATGACTGTCTGGCATTTCTTTCCAGGAATGTTCTCGTATTTTCCGCATAATTCAAAAAACGACTGAAAATTTTCTTTTGAAATGTCGCGCAATTCGTCTTCTATCTTTTTCGCTGTTTTCTCTAAATTCTCCTGTATAACCAGAACTTCGCTTTCTGCTTGAGAACGTGCTACGAATTTATCGAAATCATCAACATCCTTCATCTGAGACTCTGACAATATAGGAGCCAATACACGCTTGACACGAGGTTGAGAGAACTGGCGTGCGTCCTTTTCACGATTCAAATAACTGATATGTCCTGCTATTTGATCCAAAAATTGTTTTTGTCCTAAAGGTGTCATTGTTCCTTCGTCTGTTAGATACTGCGCAGCAAATTGGTCAAACGTTGCCGGAATCTGTTTCTCAATCGGTCTACACAAATTGATGAGTTGAACCAGTTCTAAAGGATGTTTCGTAATAGGGGTTGCGGTCATTAGTAAAAGTCGGACAGAGTTCTCCCCCGAAACAGCATAAGAGTTCATCAAGGCTTGATGAAGAGCTGGCATGTCCGGTCTCTCTAATGAAGAAAGATCATTTCCACCGTATAATTTATGGGCTTCATCAATGATGAGCAGGGTTTTTTGAAGCGGGTCTGCCTCGCCGTTTTCTTTTACTAGCTGTTCGTAATACTGATTTTTCTTTGAGACCAAATTGGAGAACTGTTTATAAGACATCGGGCGAATACGCCATGCTTTTGATAATAAACGCATACGTTCTTTATGAACATCTGGAATGACCTCGCCATTCATTATCCTTTCTTGAATGTTTTTATGACACACTTGGTCGAACATGTTTTTCCAAATGTCGTTTTTCAAAGTGGTCCGTGTTACCCATAAAATAGTATAACCGAATGGCTCGAAGTTAGAAGTCGCTGCTGCGATTGCCGAACAGGTTTTACCAGAACCTGTCGAGTGGTATAACAACATACCTTTGACGGGGGCAAAGGGAGTAAAATAATTCTTTATGAATCCTTGACTGGGGTTGAATTGTAGAACAGTCGAAGCACCCCCTTCAATCGAACGTTTCGAGGAATCTTTTAATGTTTTTTCAGATGAATTGTCATCTAGAAGAGTTGCTGAAGCTTCAGATATTCTCTTTTTTGTGGAATCAATAAGAGTAGCAGTTGCGATGGTTTCTTTTGAGTCCGAAAGTTCCGACGAAGACGTCTTTTCGGATTTGGATGACGAAGATAATTTAGAAACAGGAGATGCTGATTTAGAAGAAGACAATGATCTTTCAGACAGAGAAGAAAGAACCGGTAATTCGGATTCTTTTTCGCTGACTTTAGGAGAAGCAGGTTCTTCCGGTTCCCAATTTTCCCATTCCTTTGGAACTTCCCCACATAGGTTCTCCATTTTTACATTGTCCCATTTGAATTTAGAAAAGTTATCTTGAATGTATTTCACCATTTCTTCATGTCCAAAAGAATTGATAGATTCAATTTCGCTTTTCGCTTCGCTTTTCGCTTTGCTTTTCGCTTCGCTTTTCGCTTCGCTTGTCGCACCTCCCAAAACAATTTCATCGGAGTCATCATCCAGTAAATCCACCTGAAAATTATGGACCGCCTTGTTCAACTCAAAATCCACTGACCCAGCAACAGCTAATCGCTCCATATCATATTCAAAATTCGCTAAACGCACATCCATTTTCATGGCCTTCATCCATAAATCCTGCCCCGTATCCGCCCCCAACAAAGAAAACCGCAGACTATCCGGGATCTCCAAATCATAAATGAAGACTTCCAAAGGCCATCCTTGAGTCGGATGAAAAGGCAGACCTTTTTGACCACACGTACGAGTCCCTCGCCCAATGACCTGTTTTTGGTCTGCTGCGTTCATAGCGGGTTCAAACATATGGACGTATTTGATGTCAAAAAGATCTATTCCTTCTTTGAATCCACTATCCATGACAATGATCCTCGCCAAATCGCCGTAAATGTTCTCCGGTCGCGAATTGAACAACGCCAGCATCGACTTTTTCATTTGAACGCCGATAGGTTTATTGAAGACGCCCACAGAAGAAAGGAGTAAAAAATTATGATGACGCGTAGCCAATAAATCCCTTTGTGTCAGTAGATTGAGAGGTCCGTATTTAGGTTCTGGTATTTTATTACCTTTTTGTTTGGACTCTTCGTAGGCAGTACGATTCAACCATTCGGATGTATAAGCCATATTCCAACCGGACGCAGCTAAACCAGCAGCAATCATTTTAGCACCTTGGCCTCCAGATTTGATATCAGAAAAAATGAAATGTTTGAAGGTTTTTCCGTATTTTTTCTGGTCGCGCTCATCTAATTTTTCGATTTTTTTCAAGAGAGCAACCAATTTGGGAGAAAATGCGGGCATGTCCTTTAGAAACATTTCTGAATGGAAATCCGGATGGTCAAATTTGAACTCATTGCGGACTATGCTCCAATTACTCCTTTTGCGAATACAGTCAGGATCAAAATTTACAATAGGTTTTTCATGACCGATACTATTGTCTGTTATTAATTCTAAATCCATTGATTTTTCTGATGGTTCAGAAGATGATTCTTGACTCATTTATAGAATAAAGACAGATTTTTTTATACATTAGTATATAGAATGTCGTCTAATATAAGCACATTAGGTGGAGGTATTCAAGGTATTGCTCCTAAACAAACCATAACAAATTATAAAGGAGGAGACCAAGTCATCTCACGTAGAATTGTTGTAAAATCATGGAATACTCCATATGCTACAGGAGCTATCAATGGTAGAAACCGCGTAACCACTCCTTTCCGTGCGGTAAATAACAGTGGTGATTTTTTAGGCCGTGTTCAATATAGTTGTGGTGGACCCAATCCAACCAATGCCGACAAACCAGGATGGAAATCGCGTATCAGAAGCATGTTCAGTAATTGCGATGGATCCGGTGTTCCGGCTTCTTCATGTAATGTAAAATTCGTTGCGGATTCATCCGATTATTCTCGATTTAAAAAAAATCGGGCTATTAATCAATTATATAATGATTCCACCTTTGGTGGTGATCAAAGTCATGCGTCTTACGCTCCTCTTATGGGTGTTCGCAGATTCTAATCCTTTATCAATAAAAAATATCATGTATATTAACAGTTCTGGATTTTTCCGAAAAAGAGCTAGCTAACTAGGCTCTTATATGAATGTCATAAAGGTCCATGAATAGATGCGGTTTGAACCATTTCTCATTTACACCATTTCGCATCGAAGATGCGCAATCAGCATGACATTCCCCACTCATAACTGCCCGCTTTGCGGGCGTTTTGAATGAGAAAAGGTGTAATGTAGTTGCTTCGTAGTCATAATTATTGGATTGCACATCTTCGATATGAAAAGGTGTAATAACAAGCCAAATATCGGTTGTATGAGTTTTATTTTCTTCTATTTTATTATTCATAAAATACGTTCCAGCTTTGATGGAAGAAACGACTGAATGAGTCGTTTCTTCAAATAAACGGTTAAAGAGAACCAAAATAATTGTAAGGATAGCGAGGATCATGATATTGTAAGAATCCTTTCCTCTTCCAAAAATCAGTCAATTTTTTTCGAGGGTCATTATATAATGTATAAGTATTTAGCAGAATTTTTAGGAACCCTCTTTCTTATGTATGTCATAGTAGCCACTGGCAATCCTCTTGCCGCTGGTGCTGCTTTTGCGTTGGCGATACTCATGACTACTAATATCTCTGGTGGACATATTAACCCTGCTGTAACCATTGCCATGGCTGCCGCTGGAAAACTAGAGGTCAACGAAATCATCCCTTATATTCTCTCGCAAATCTTTGGAGCACTTGTTGCTATTCAGGTATATATCAGATTCAAGTAGTAGGGAACCTACGGTCAAGTTCGAGCCAACGGCGAGAACGGCCGTTGTTGGTCCCCTACATGGGCTCCTTCGGAGCCCGGCCGTGCGCCTCCGGCGCACATGACCCCTCCCTTTTCCCTTCATAGGGGTACTTCATATGTCATAAAGAATATATTCTTTATGACAAAATACTACAAAAAAGTTCTCATGGATGGAATCATTCATCTATCATAAAGAATATTCTTTATGACATACTAAGAGAAAAGGGAGGGGTCGTAGGGGGAACCGTAGGTTCCCTACCTGGCACGATTCAGAAGCTTATACAAAAGGTAAAGACCTAATACTGTTATCGACCCCACATAAAAGGTTTTGATGGGGTCGCCTCCTAAAGAAAAGGGGTCTTTCGGTTCTCCTGCTGGCGTAGTCGTCGGTGCGTAAATCGTATCCGCCTTATATTCTTCTTCTTGGCAACCTACTGGTTCATCATCCTTTATGACCAGTTCTTCTTCGGTTTCAATAAGGGCAACATATTGTTTATTACCACCAGGTTGTGTTAATGGGCGAAAAGATACATCCACTTTAGGGAAAATAGTAGGTTGGAAAGAGGTTTGTTTTGGGTTTCCTAGAGTAGAAGCTAACATATAGAATACGGATAGACTAAAAATCCACAGAAAAATCGAATGCGTCTCCCTCAATTTTCTTGTTGGCTAGCGCATATTCGGAATTTGTTCTTTCAAAAAAGTTCACTTTTGATTCCATGCTAATAAGCTCCATAAAATCGAAAGGGTTCAACACATTATAGATTTTATCATACCCCAATTGTAAACAAAGTCGGTCGGCAACAAATTCGATATACTGTTTCATAAGTTGTTCATTCATACCAATCAAGCGGCAAGGAATCGCTTGGGTTATAAACTCTTTTTCAATTTCCACTGCCTCTTGTATAATTTCATATACACGCTTCTTTTGAAGCTTCTTATGTAATTTTTTGTATAATAATACAGCAAATTCGCAATGCATGGCCTCATCTCGTGAAATGAGTTCATTCGAAAAGGTTAATCCCTGCATAAATCCCCTTTTCTTTAACCAATAAATGGAGGCGAAAGATGCCGAAAAGAAAATACCTTCAACTACTGAAAAAGCGACGAGACGTGCTGCAAATGAAGAGCGATTGTCATTAATCCATTTACGCGCCCAACTAGCCTTTCTCTGAATACAAGGAAAATTATCAATGGCACCGAACAATTTCGACTGTTGTTCTGGGTCTTTGATATAGGTATCAATCATAAGACTATAGGTTTCCGAATGTATATTTTCTATAGCAATTTGGAATCCGTAAAAGGCGCGTGCTTCCGCCAGTTGTACATCTCCCATGAACCGAATAGCCAAATTCTCGGTAACAATACCATCCGAGGCAGCAAAAAAGGCTAGCACCATGCTAATGAAATAACGTTCATCGTTATTTAATTTTTCATTCCAATCTACCAAGTCTTTGGAGAAGTCAATTTCTTCAGCTCTCCAAAAACAATCCACTTGCTTTTTATACATTTTCCATATATCGCTGTCTTTAATAGGAAACATTACGTATCTCGAGTCATTTGGTGTAAGAAGTGGGTCAGAAACGGATAATTCAGTCATATGGCTAAATAATATAATAGGCTCATTTTTATTTCGTTTTACTTATTCGTATTTTCTCATAACTTTTTTTTCTTACTTATTCTACATTATCAAAAAAAGGGATTCTATACATTTTTGTCATAAAGGTATATATATTCTATATGACAAACCCTCTATGTCCCTATAAAGACCTATTTGGAAAACCTCGTGAAGGTCTTCGCAGATATCGTATATTCGATATAGCCATTTATGACACGGTAGTGGTTCTCATTATCGGAGTTCTTTTAGCATGGGTCATAAAGGTGAATATCTGGATTGTGTGGTTAGTCCTGTTTTTATCGGGAATCATAGCTCACCGTCTTTTTTGTGTAAGGACGGGTATAGACAGATTATTGTTCCCTAGAGGGGGTCCGCAGGACCCCGACCATAATAGATTTATATTTCGATAGAGAATGAATCCTTTATAACAAGTTGTGAGACCCTGTCAAGAGTTCTCACATAATTATAAAAAGATGTATCAATATATTTCGATTGGTTATGATTGTTCTCCTGCTGCTGCTTTACGAGGATTAGGATTAAGACAGGCGGCTTTGCCATTTGATTGGGTCGAATCCAATATCGATGCTTTAGAGAAATGTATCAATGATCGGTTTGCCCAATTTCACAAAGGGGTTCGACTAAATGAGAAAAAAACCAGGGTTATCGACGCATATGGATTTCAATTTCCCCATGATTATCCAACCATAGATTCAGATATAGATGGGGATGATTTTGGAGAGACTGGAAAAGAGATTGTAGAGAATTGGATGGATTATTATGATGCGGTCAAAGCCAAATATGACAGGCGTATCGAGCGATTTGTTGCGGTTCTATTGGATCCTCGACCCATCATTGTATTATGTCGATATTCTCCGTCGAATGTTCTCCGGATACAGCGCTTATTGACGAGCGTGTTTCAGAAAAAAAACATTTATTTTGTAAATGCCTATCCAACAATATATGAAACGCCTTATATTCTAAATATTCACCCAGAAATACGCACATGGAATGACGGTGAGATATGGAAAGAAGGCATTCAACGGATGCTACAGAAAATGACGTCTAGGAAAGGATATAGTTTTCTGTCGGTATTTACCACACCATAACAACTGATAAGTGTAGAATAAACAAGTTATATCATAAAGGATAATATAACATGGGGATATTCTCCCCAGGTATTGTAATGACTACTTTAGAAGAAACGGTGGCACCACTCGGTGAGCAAAAAAGACGTGGTCGCAAACCCAAAAAGCAGTCTCAGAAGGAGCTATTAAATATGTATTATGAAGAAGTCGGTCATATACCATCAGAGGACACTGGTTTACGTAAGGCGATAGTAGAACAATCTATATATTTATCGACGAAAGAAAAACAAAGAATCGAGGCAAAGTTTACCCGTCCAAAAAATAAGCATCAAGAGGAATATGTACGTGTTTTAGGTAAGCCTTCGAAAAAAATAGTGGTTGTGAGTGGTCCTGCCGGAACAGGCAAAACACTGTTCGCAACTGAATTTGGTGTCAAAGGGTTTCTATTAGGAACATACGAACGACTCGTATTCACGCGTCCGTCGGTATCGGTAGATGAAGACTTGGGATACTTGCCGGGAACACTTGAAGAGAAAATGGCACCATGGGTAAGACCTATTTATGATGTTCTCTATCAATTCATTACACCGAAAGAAGTTCAACAATATATGGAGAACAAATTAATAGAAATAGCGCCTTTGGGATATATGCGTGGAAGGACATTCAAAAACACATGGATTGTTGCCGATGAGATGCAGAATTCTACAACGGGTCAAATGAAGATGTTGTTAACCCGTTTAGGCGAAAATAGCCGGCTCATTATAACAGGCGATTTAGACCAATACGACCGTATCCAAGGCGAAGTGAATGGTCTTGCTGATTTCTTGGAAAAATTCCGAGGTAAACGTTCGACAAGTATCAGCCAATTCGAATTTGAGAAAGGCGATATTCAAAGAGAAGATGTTGTCAGAGAGGTTCTCGATATCTATTCTGGAGAACATCTGAATATTTATACCAGTGAAGATTTGAAATGAGACACGCCCGTCTTCCGCCGCCCAAAGGGCGGCTCGTCGGGGCGTATTTCAAATCGTTACTGATATCTGACCCTTGACAAATAATATAGATATACAATATAATGAGCACTATTTTACATAATCGATATTTATTATATACTGTATTTATCATAGCGTTAATAGATTTTTTATATTTAGGGTCGATTCGCGATATGACATCTGTCTTCGTATTTGTATTGATAGGTCTACTTGTAAGTTTTTTCAATAAAAATATGATTATTATTCTTTCTTCGGCGTTGATCGTTGCCAATGTTCTCAAATATGGCGGAATCAATCAACGTTTAGTAATCGAAGGATTTGAAGAAGAAGTCGACGAAGAGGAAGAGAAACCGAAACCAACCCCCACTAAAAAAGCCAAATCCGAGGATACAGAAGAGGAGACGGAAACAGAAGAACCGAAAAAGAAACCGTCTAAAAAGGAAGAATTTGGACAAGACAAAGAAGTTGTATATACCTCAGTAGATGATATGGCAATTTCACAACAAGACAAAATGATGTTGGCCAATGAAAAATTATTAGAAAGAATGAATAAATACAAACCTCTTTTAGACACATTACAAGGCCTAACAAAGAACATGGCAATTATGAAAGGTGTTGTTTCATCAGCAAACGAACTAAAAGAAGACATTGCCAAAGATGAAAAAGAGAAGAAAGTCAACAAAGAATAAAATGTTTATAGTATATATTTATTAACATGGCAGGTTTTTTAGCTGACGCAATGGCTATGCCAGGTTTGATTATGAGTCAAGTAGGAAATATTATGACTCAAATAGGCGACTTCATATCGAAATTCATGTTTATTCAGACCATAGCTATTATTGTCATTATTGGTAAATGTATTTTTTCTGCTATCATGTTTGTTGTAGATTTGATTATGTGGATATTTTATTTTGTAGTGTGGTTAGTGTATCCATTCCCGCTGGAGTTGATGAATCCGAAAAAAGGCGATGAAAAAATTTCAGCGGGTTTTACTTGGTGGCTTATACGCTATATTATTGTAGTTGTATACAAAGTCATAAATATTCCAAAATGCTTTATCTGGTATTTTATTGATACTGCTGCTTGGACCATATATCTTCCCTTCCGTTTCATTTTTTGGGCATTAGATTTATTTCTTGGATTAGGCATTGTAAAAGCCGAGCATAAGGCTTGGGATTTCTTAGACCAAATCGATTATTTTATTCACGGAAAACCACTGGAAAATTGGTTTATGTATGAGTTTGCTCCACCTGGTCCAACTATAGACAAAGACGGAAACGACCCAGACACTTTGAATACCGGTGCGCATATTATCCATTTTCCAAATTCTGTTATGCGTTTATGTTATTCCGTCAATCCATATCGTTTAGAAAAGTTAAAGCCATTTCCAATGAAATCTTTTATGGCTTTTATGAAATGTGCTATGAACCCATTTGGATAAATAAATTCAATGGCAATTGATCATTCGATATATGTCACTTTTTCGCAAGAGACATATATATGGCGCGAAAGTGTATCCCTGGAACAATATGTTTAGAGAATATGACACTCGTCCTTTTTTTATTAATGTTCATCGTGTTAGCCTATTTCTATTACATCTTTTTGACAAAGACCACACAACCCATTATTATAACTCATTCACTACCTCTTTCTCATGTTCATCAACCCCCTATTGTCAATGCTGGAACACCCAATATTATGATGGATCCTTATGCTCCTCCATTAAAGACCGATGGTTATAATCGATATGCTACTGGAATTCCTGTCAATATCGAAACACGCGGATTATCACAAGAATATACCCAAATGGGAATTCTTACAAAAGACGACAAAATATTGCCACTTATGGGTCGTCGTTTAATATCTGGTTTAGACAAATGGCAATACTATACTATTTCAAATACGGGTGCTATTAATACAAAACTCCCTATTTCTATAAGAGGCCGTAGTTGTTCCGGAGAATATGGATGCGATTGTTTAATGAATGGAGAGATCGTCTTTGTAGAAGGATATAAGGAATCTTTCAGCGTCACCCTATATGAAACCGCCAAATTCCAATATATTCCGTATATTTAGATAAGAAGATATATCAAATACTAATATATAAATGAATGACGAATATTTAACACCTTTTTTTAAAAAAGCGAATATTGTTTACAATAATACACCTAATTCTACGACCATAAATAATGAAATTCAAAAAGGAGGAGATCTCAAAGATTTTGCCAAATCAACTGCAAAATTAGTTGGTAGTGTTGCTAGTGCTACACCAAATCTATTGTACAGTACATCAAAAAAACTAAGTAAAAAAATATATGATAAATCATCTCCGAATGGCTTATCCAATATGATAACCGATGCGATTGTATCCGCATTGAAGAAATCCGATGAATATTTAAAAGACAGTGAAAAACGGAGGGGTAAGATACAAACGGATATTAGTAAAATAAAAGGAATGACTATGCCAAACGCCATCAATTTGTATTATGGCGGCGGACTCCTGGTATTTGGCAATGACTTTGAAATAAAAAAAATGGTTCACATGTTTTATGATGATAACACCAAACCAGTATATTTTTCGGAGGAAATTGGCGATAGTATGGAGAATAATACGGTCAATGAAAAAATAAGCACACCCAATCCCAACCCATATACTTCTGCCAATATCATACAAGAAATAAAAGAAGTCATTGGATAAACGATATAGATACTATTTGTCAAATAGAGTATAAAGACAATATACTCAAATATGATTACACCCTCTAACCAAACCCAAACTACCAATGAAACAACATATACAGATATTGACAAATTATTAGAAACCGAAAAACAGCAGAACAAAGCAGATGCTTGGAATAAGTTGGATAAAACGGTCAAAATACAGAAACTCCATATTTTCGCTGAAAAATACGGAAAAGACAATACGCTTCCAGTAAAAGATATCAAGGCACTCAAACACTTTTTCTCAGAGTCTTTGGAAAAAAACAAACTACAAAAAACAAAAGATGTTGTTTATGACAAAGAAAAAGGTGTCGTTCAATCCATTCCAGCGCTTTTTTTCAATCTTCAAAATCGCGCGTTTACATTAAAACAAATGGACGCAAAACGCGTTAGTACTCTGAAATCACTGACACCGTCGCGTTCCACTCCTTCATTGCGACCAACCGAAGAAAATTGAACCATTTAAATATATTCTTGGGAGAATATATTATATAATGTCAGAAGATAAAGCTATTCAAACTTGCGAAGAAGATTTCGAAGATATTATTATCTACCCATCACCATCACCTGGATTAAGCCCCATGGACAATGAACCCGAACTTACGGAATCGATTCACGATTTGTTAGAGGATTACATAAAAGACGAAATAATACATATGTCAAAAGAATCCTTTATGACCCAACTCAACGATGATATTACACATATTTTGTTTCAAAACCTAACCGATGCTGGAATATGTTCTCCAGAAGAATATAATTCTATACATTCACTTGTATGTGAAGAAACACATGAATGGTTTTTACATCGAACAAATCCAGAATGTCCACAAAGATGTTCACCACATTCTTCAGTAAATGTTCTGGTGAGCGAATTCGGTCAAGATGAAGAGTTTGTTGAATCTTATTTGAAAGATAAACTCCTCCAAATAAGAGAAAAAGATGCCGAAAATCCAGCGCAAAGAACCCCCGAATGGTATTTGCGTAGATATAACATGTTAACAGCCAGTAATTTATGGCAAGCATTCAGCACAGATGCTCAAAAAAATCGGCTGATTTATGAAAAATGTAAACCACTCGAAACGGCTTATACCGAATCCAATTGGATCAAGACAGAAGGATCGCTTCATTGGGGAGTTCGTTATGAACCATTGAGTGTAAAAATATACGAATATATTACAGGCGCAAAACTCGATTTCTTCGGTTGTATTGTTCATTCGGAGTATCCTTTTATAGGTGCTTCTCCAGACGGTATTGTCGTCAATCCCGAATCACCCCTGTTTGGTCGACTCGTCGAAATCAAAAACATTTATAACCGCGAAATGGATGGCATCCCAAGTGAAGCCTATTGGACTCAGATGCAAATCCAGATGCAGTGTTGCGATTTAGAGGCATGCGATTTTCTGGAAACCAGATTCAAGCAATATGAATCAGCAGAGGAATTCTGGGCTCCTCCTGCTGAAGATGACACCATTGAAGGTTCCTACAAAGGTGTTATCTTACAATTCGTTCCGCGCGATTCGCTCTCCAATATTCCCCTTTATAAATACTCTCCGATTAATCCTACACCTTCGGGGTTATATGAATGGATTGAGGCAACCAAAGCCGAAGTGGCTGAAGTTCATATTCTCTTTATGACACACTACTGGTATTTAGATGAAATCTGTATGACAACCGTATTCCGGAATGATGCCTGGTTTCGAGCAGCTTTGCCTCAAATTCAAGAATTATGGGAAACTATTCAGAAAGAACGTGTCTCTGGATATGAACACCGTGCTCCTAAGAAACGCGTCTCATCCGAGGTTATAGTCATTAAAGCCGGATCGCCTACTAAAAGTGCTTGCCCCATAACTTTGACAGAAGAAGAAATACATGAAGATTAGCAACCCCATAGAAATAACATCATAAATAAAAAATCTATTTTTTTATGGGGATATCGAATTAAAGAATGCCGGTTTTGAACCGCTAATAAATATTGTCATAAAGGATTATATCCGTGAATCCAGTTCATAGAGAATAATATTACATACAAAGGAATATACAAGAAATATGCCTATAATATGTGTTATCCAATCGGTTGTTGTGTATGTATACGTTTTTGATAGGTATACATAGGCTAACACGACTATGGGTGCTAAAATACTCACAACAAAATATTTCATTCTACGGGATAAATTCCAGATACGCGAAATCCATAAAGCAATCATATTCATGATACCTAGACCAAATGGTGCTATAAATGTGTATTTTTTATACGAAAAATGGTATTTTTTTGGGTCAAATCGAGATACAAAAAAGAAAAAGAGGAAAAAAACGTAGATAGACGAGCCGATGACAAACGCACGTAAATACTCGTCCATGTTATAATAAACGGATATTTTTGTAAAACATACTTTTATGACAGACGCGTATATGTGTCATAAAGGATTATTCCTTCGAAACTTCTATTCCTTCGGAATATGGAATGGGTGTTTTTTCGAAAGAGGTATTTTTAATAAATACAGGCCGGATATAATGAGAACCACGCCGAAATATTGAAAATAGTTCTCGAATCGTTCGCCTAAAATGAAATAGGCATACAGAGTTGATAATAAAGAGTTCATACCATCCCATCCATTATTCACAAGAAGAATCGACGACCCCTGTAAATTGACAATCAATAGAATGACCACACCAATATATCCTGCAACACCTAAGCTTAAATATTCGAGACCCTTATCATTAGCGTATGCCTTTAAGGAAACGTCGCCTACGATTTCCATTAGAGAAAGGGCTACAATCAGGGGTAAACTCATTTATATTATCGGGTCAAAAATACCTAGAGAGGTTCACCAAGTATAATAAAATGAACTTACCGGTTCTTCCATCGGTCCAAAAATGTTTAGATTCATTTTATCAATCACGGAAAATCCCTCATCTCATTTTTCATGGACCTTCTGGTTCAGGAAAAAGAACGATTGTAGAGAACTTCCTCTCCCAAATATACGGTGGTGATAAAGCCAAAATGAAATCGAATATCATGTGGGTGAATTGCGCCCATGGAAGTGGGCGCGGAATCAAGTTCATTCGCGAAGAACTCAAATTTTTTGCTAAATCGAATATCCAGTTTAATTGCGGTGTTATGTTTAAGACCATTGTTCTCCTAAATGCCGATTCTTTGACAACGGATGCGCAATCGGCTTTGCGTCGATGTATCGAACTCTTTAGTTTCAATACTCGTTTTTTCATTATTGTAGAGAACAAAGACAAATTGTTGAATCCTATTTTATCCAGGTTTTGCGAGATTTATGTTCCAGAAAGAAGACGAGACGATAAGGTTCTCAATCTTCATCAACATACGATTGAACAAGCCTTTCCTTTAGATGAATGGAAACTGGAACATCAAGAGGCGTTCTGTGAAATGATGAAAGGGGTCGATAAGATGTGTCATAAAGATTTGGTTTCTCTTGTTGGTTCTCTTTATAACGCCGGGTATTCTTGTCTTGATTTAGTCGAATGGTTTAAATCCTTGAAGAATTACAATGGAACGCCTGAAGTCGTTCTTTGTTTCCACAGAATCAAGGGCGAATTCCGTTGCGAAAAATTGCTGATGCTTTATTTGCTAGATTTTGCTTTCTTGCGTCCAAATCGAGGTTTGGAAAATATAGGGGGTATGTAAATGGACGATTTTGTGCTGTCGAATTTACACGAAGCAAGAAATGAGTGGTGTAGTCGTTTAGTCAGTATTTTCACCCCTTTAGTAGTAGAGGGGGTCAAATCGATTTTCAACGAGGCATGGAAGTTGTGTGTGGAAACAGACGAAGTGAATAAATACCTCATGACCTTTCAGAATCTTTTATCGCGAATTCCTAAATGGAATTCGGTCATTGTGGAAGAGGAACGAAAGAGGATTGTCGAAAGGAGCGGGTGTAATTATTTAGAGGATTTGATTACCTGTGTTCATATTATTCAGTTGAAGGTACTAACGTCTATTCGTGTGGGAAATAAGCAGAAGAAAATAGATATTGCGATTCCTAAACTCGATGCGTTTATTCACAAAGTCTATATTCACGTTGCCAGAAAGGTCTACTCAAACGTCTATTTGTTTGAGAAAAACATTTTACCATTGGCCATGCAGAAGAATATGCGCGAATTAGAGATTATTGTTCAAGAATGTATTTTGACAGCGATTAGAGAGAGTATTCCTACCGAAGAAATCATAAAGGCGTATATGGATGAATCGACCGAACATGAAGAGGAGGTCATCATTGAGAATATGGATGAACCTGAGCTCATTGCCGAGCCATCGGTAGAAACAACTGAATCTATGAAAGAATATTCTCCGGAATCTAGGGAATTCCCTAAAGAAGAGGAAGAACCGGAACCCGTTCTAGGGATTCGCGATTTAAATGATGAACCTGTGTTGACGAAATTGAAATTCAATGATTATGATTCTGTCATGACCGACAGTAATAATGTGGAAACGGTCAGTGCGCCAAAGACGATTGAACGATTAGAAGAAATCAGTATGGAGAGGGCAATCCAACGCCGTTTAGAAGAAGAGGATGACCTAGATGACAAGATCAAAATCCATACTGATAATATTTCTTTGGATGGACTAGATGTTCTCGACCAAGAGAATGATTATGTTAGTCTAGATGATATCGAGGAACTACAGTAGGGAACCCTCTCCGCCCCTTCGGGGCTCATCGGTTCCCCCCCCCCCTACATGTGTCGGCAAAGCCGACATATATAGGGGCAGTCCCGCCGCCCCTTCGGGGCTCTTCTGTTCCCCCTACAGCGCGTAAAATTCCCGTCGATTTCTTGACCTGAAAATTATATGGACAACCTATTTTTATTCGCCATTTTCACAACCGCTTTTTTCGTTTTATTGAAAATCGTGGAAATGAAAACTTTAGAAAAAGAGATGAAACCTCTCAAATTCGTTGTTCGTGATGCCGCGATGGCTTTTGCGGCTTCTCTAGCCGCTGCTTTCACCGCATTCTATATGCGCGGTTCTGTTTCCGACTTTTTGAATATCGTAACTGAGAACAAGGTTCTCTCTACGGAAACAACGCAGATCTTTACTGATGCGCCTGGATTCTAATGTCATAAAGGATTAATTGGGGGCAAAGCCCCCCTGGAGTCATAAAGGAATATATTTCTTTATGATTATTTATAGACAACCAAGTATATGAACGGATATTTAAAAATTGTTATAGTTTCGTTTATATTATTAATTCTTTCTTATTTAACAGAAAAAAACAACACCGATTTTTTGAATGCTTATCCGAATGTTCGTGAATATGTGGCCATTTACATGTTTCGTTATTTCCATTATTTCATTTATTTATTTTCGTCGTTTTATTTACTCTTTTTTTTGGGTATAGGTAAAGAGTTTGATAGGAAAGTTTTCCTTGTACTGGTTATGTCTATTGTCATTGGTTGGTATATTTTTGACTCGTGTTGGTTTTCCTTTTCCGAATTGCTGTTTTATAATGTCAACACAGATGCTATCAAAACAACCTTTCATCCTGCTATGTTCTCTGTTTTTCATACATATTCGGATATAGTAAATTATATATTTGGAGCCCTTAATTTGATTACTGTTCCTATAGTCCTTTATTTTTCAAAAACCATTCCATTGATTATGAAAGCGATCTATTATATTATATTTTTAGCACTTTATATCCAGACAATGACCAAAGGGCGTATGAATACCCTTTATTATGATACTATGAATAATAAGGCATTAGTCTATTTGTCTCAAATTTACAAGACTTATTTATATTCACCTCCATGATTGTTTTCTAGAAGGGATATATATGTTCGGTCTTCTTTTTCTTATGTTCTCTCTTGTAAGTGCTTTAGACCCCCTTATGACAGGTGTTTGGTTAAGTGGTGCTGCTTATTGTCCTAAAGAATTATATTCCACTATGAGGTTGGATTCCATCGATTTCGTCTATAATGCGACCCTCCATAATGGATGGAGTGATCTTCAAGGCTTCATCGGTCGTGTTCTTCCGGACGAGATATGGGTCGTTTTTCGCGGGTCTTCTTCCGTTCGGAATTGGATACACGACCTAGAGGTTGCGAAAGTTGCCTATGATACTTTCCCTGAATGCGGGTGTTCTGTTCATCGGGGATTTTATCAGTCGGTTCGGGGGGTTCGAGAGGCGGCACTGGATGCCGTTTCTAGATTGGTTGCGGATTATCCTAGTAGCCGTGTTTATGTAGGGGGGCATTCGTATGGCGCAAGTTGTGCCCAATTATTAGCAATGGAGCTCGCTCGAGAGGGTATCCCGGCGGATGTCTATACCTACGGTAGCCCGCGTGTAGGCGATGATCTATATTCAGCCTTTATGCCACTTGTTTTAAACCATGTTCGCATTACGCATGCTAGAGACATTGTTCCTCATGTTCCCCCTAAAGAAATGGGGTTTTTCCATAGTACACAAGAATGGTTTGAATCCGAAGACGGGGTATTGACTACCTGTAGCGACATAGATGGTGAAGATCCTAGCTGTAGTGCGCAGTATGCTTTACGAGAGACGACGGTGGATGATCATATGGTTTATTTGGGGCATCTGATGGCATGCTAAGTAGGGGAACCGATGAGCCCGAAGGGCGGGGAGGGTTACTATGCCCCGCCTACGGCGGGGACTGCCCCTACATGGGGTCCATAGGACCCCGGCCGTGCGCCGAAGGCGCACATGACCCCCTCCCTTAGATTACGCGAATTAAGTTATAAAGAATAGTTAGAGACAATCAATCATAAAGAAATATATTTCTTTATGACTCTAATGGCGTGCTTCGGACCCCATGTAGGGGCATAGTAACCTACGGTTCCCATACTGAATACGTTCTTCTTTTGTCTTGGGTATATTTTCCTTTATGACAAATCCACCGTCTGTCATTTTACAATAATATTCATTCTCTTGCTCTAACTGGTTTCTATTGACTCCATATAGATATTCTAATCTTTTTGAAATAGTTTCACATATATAAGAATAGCAAGTTGAAATATATTTCAACATCAACATATATTCTATTTATAGACCTTTTTCTTGTTCAGTGAAAGGGTTAAGTCATACAGAAATATGTTTCTTTATGATTCTCTGTATTCCATCACACTGTTCCCGAAGGGAAAAGGGAGGGGGTCATGTGCGCCTTTGGCGCACGGCCGTGTCGGCTTTGCCGACACATGTAGGGGCAGTCCCGCCGTAGGCGGGCGTAGTAACCCTCCCCGCCCTTCGGGCTCATCGGTACAGCGAAGCGGCCCCTACATATACGATGGAAGAGCTTCAATATCAATAAATAAAGCGCCTTCTGGTGCTACCTCCACCGTTTCAAATGAGGCGAATAAAGGATTCACCAATTGGTCTTCTGGTGTCTTATTGTGAACGGTTCTTGCAATCATTTTGTAGAGTTTAAAACTTGGATATCGATCTTCTCCATTTTTCATATAGAGAACATTCTTCCCATTATCATCGGATACCCAATCAATAATGGTTTGTTGAAGGAGATCGGGTTCAAAATCGGGGTCCTGTTCTTCTTCTACTTCTAGAATGAAATCGTAGATGGAACATCCCAACCGGCATAAATCGAAACTCATATTTGGGTCAAGCCTAGGTTTCTTCTCGTTCATAAAGGGTTCGCAGTTATACTGGGTAGAGGCATCGCCTCCTGGGGCGAAACTGTCGCTACAGAACACACGACCTTGGAATCGGTAAATAGCGCGACCAAAATCGATGAGTTTGAAGATACGACCATAGGTCGGGACTTTATACATTTTACCGCCAGCTACTTTATAATAAATAAACTCTTCTTTGGTATCTACATACATAATGTTGTTTGTATGAAGGTCATTGTGAGTGAAAGCATAAGCTTTTTGATAGGCCATCAGAATCATAATCACTTGGAAAAGAGCACTTGCTGCGGTTTCCATATCGAGTATGCGTTTCAAGAATAGACGGTCGAGTGTTCCTTGGCATTTTTCAAGACAAATCATTTGGACGGGGAAGTTATAAATATATCCATTCAATGGAACTTCGGATTCTTCCTCGTCCTCTTTGTCTTCTTCATATTCATCTTCATCGTCTTCCTCTTCCTCATCCTCTTCATCTTCATCTTCATCGTCTTCATCTTCCTCATCGTCTTCGCCATCTTCTTCGTCCCCTTCTTCGTCGCTCTCTTCTTCATCACTACTATAATTCACCTGACTATCATTTGAAGAATCCTCTGAAGAAACAACAGACTCTTTTTCATAAATACATTCATCCTTTATGATATCCTCGCTAATCCCTTCCTCTATAACTTCTATATCATCTAGTATTTCTTCTAAAGAAATGTGTGAAACATTCGACCCTCCATGAATATTCAATTTGTTTTTGTTATTTCGAGAACCGAAATTCGCAAAAGGGTTTTCACCCTGTTCTAATTCATAGAGTTTTCCTCTGTTCTCATTAAAATATTCCGACTGAACTAAATAATCCATATCATCGACCATATTCATCCTATATTTCTTTTGGACACCCACATAAGAACCATAATACTCAATTCCATGCAAAAACCCATGGGTATGTAGCAACTGATTCGATAAATAACAAAAGAAATTATCAATATAACTGGCATTATGAGGAGTTCCCAGCTTTTCATGGCATGTACCTTCTAAAGAGGGGAGTTCTAATACCACCTGAGATTTGTATCGACCGATGAGATAGCGAACGGGGTCTAAAAGAGGCGCGAATTTAACAAACATATCACGGCTCACTTTTGTGCTCTCTACACTGTCCCAAACGGTTTTTAAATCAACTATATGATAACGATGGTTGAAAGCAACAGAATCGTAATTTGATTGATTCAATTCGAAAAAGAGTTTATATAGGGGGTGGTATGATTGAAAAGAAAGCATATCATAAGGCGGATAAGATTCATTCATTTCAACAGCTTGATTGGATAAATTGTCTAAAAGAATTCTTTTTGGTTTGAAATAATTCAATTGGAATTTAGACATTGTATACTTCTCTCAATGATTATTTAAACCGGTTTCAAACGTAGGGTAGGGGGACCCATGGTTACTATGCCCGCCTACGGCGGGACTGCCCCTACGACCCCCTCCTTTGGCTCCGCCAAGAGTTCTTATAATGGTGTCATAAAGAATATTCCTTTATGACACAACTATGAACCCATTAAAAGAAAGGGAGGGGTCGTAGGGGAACCGTAGGTTCCCTACTGCGGTGAAACACCCTTTATTGTATTCTCAGCCCATGTATATATGACTTTAGAATTAAAGAAATTCGATATGCGTGCGATTACATTCAAACCCGATGAGAATAAGGGTCCAGTCATTGTTATGATTGGTCGGCGTGATACTGGTAAATCGTTTTTAGTGCGCGATTTGTTATATCATCATCAAGATATTCCTATTGGAACCGTTATTTCGGGAACAGAAGCAGGAAACGGGTTTTACTCCGAACATGTTCCCAAACTATTCATACATGAAGAATATAATTCGGTTCTCATTGAGAACATTTTACGTAGACAAAAAGTAGTTCTCAAACAGGTCAATAAAGAAATGGAACAATATAGACGGACGTCGATTGACCCCCGTGCGTTTGTTATTTTAGATGATTGTCTTTATGACCAAGGCTGGACCAAAGACAAACTAATGCGTCTCCTCTTCATGAACGGTAGGCATTGGAAGATTATGCTGATCATAACAATGCAATATCCGCTTGGTATTCCACCAAATCTGAGAACAAATATCGATTATGTATTCATATTAAGAGAACCCTATATGACCAATCGAAAAAGAATTTGGGAGAACTATGCTTCCATGTTTCCCACATTGGAATCCTTTTGTTCAGTCATGGACCAGACAACGGAGAACTATGAATGTCTGGTCATCAATAACAATGCCAAATCGAACAAATTACATGACCAGATTTTCTGGTATAAAGCCGAAACCCGACCGGATTTCAAGTTGGGTTCGAAAGAGTTTTGGGAAATCTCTAAGGGCATGGGCGATGACGACGAAGACCAATACGATCCCAATAAGGGGAAAAAGAAGTCAGCGGGCCAACAGATTACGGTCAAAAAGGGCAAGTGGTAGGTGTAATGTAAATAAGATTGAAACCCATACTCCTAACAAATATAATATAAAGAATCTACAGTATGCTATACTATATGAATTACCTTTTTTTGATTATCTGCTCCATTTTTTTATCCGGACACATTTCATCAATAAAAATTACACCCAATAAACCAAAATTATGCGTTGATTGTAAATATTACACAAAAGACTCTTCTAGTAGTAATAAATATGGACAATGCTCATTGTTTATGATAGAGTATCACGATGAGTATTTTTTGGTGGATGGAATAAATAATCATAAAATAGAATATCAGTATTGTGCTGTAGCAAGAAAATACGATAAAATGTGTGGTCAAGATGGGAAGTTTTATGAAAAAAATAGGGTCTAAAATGCCTCAAAGGGTTAAATATAATAATAAATATCATCACATATAACTACATACAGTGAAACGTAAAAATATTTCATATAAATATATTTACATGAAATAAACTAATATAATCGGCGTTTTATACCTTTTCTCATTTACTACGTTGTGAAAATGCCGAATTTTTCTAAAAATAGGTCCAACGACATTTTACACCACTTTGTAAATAATCCTTTATGATATGTGCTACTACATTCAGTATAACATTCAAAATGTATTTCATTTTTGTTATTTAACTCAATGTAAAATAAATATGCTTCTCTCATTTGTTCATTAGTCATTATTTGATCATATTTTTTTTCAAATAATATATTAGCAAACTCGTCGTCATTAAAATTATATATTCTTATTCCAAAAATACTACCATTATCATAAATTCCCATTTTATAATATAACGCAGTGTATTTTTTAAACCCTTGAAGAATTAAAATGGGACATTTTAATTCTTCAATGGTAAGATATCAGAAACGATTTGAAATGACTGGTATAAATGATAAAATGTGTAATTGTAAAAAGGTGTAAAACAACTTTGAATAATTATTATTTTTCAACCAAATAATATGAAAGATAAATATCTTTATGACATAATAAGAATGGAGTGGATACAATCCATCATGGACATTTACTGGGAATTACGCCCCTGCGATAAAACACAGCAAGCATATAAATCCAGGGGATTGAAAATGTTTGATTATTGGAAATTCGAACTAGAATATCTAACCAAATCCGTTTGGATAAAGGATGAAGAATTCAGATCTTTGAAAGGTATCGATTATTTATTGAATAAATATCAAGGTGAAACCGTTGTTCTAGATGAGGTAGACCGAACCTTATTAAAAATTCATTTTTTGTATGATTTAGGAATTAACCCCACTATATTTGTAGACGATCTGTCATAAAGAATCATCTTATGTGGGGGGTACTAGGGTTATTTATACCAGTCATGATTTATACCGGTAACGGTGTAAAATGTCCCATTTTAATTCTTCAAGGGTTTAGAGAATGCGTCAATTGGAAATTTACATTTACATTTTCATTCGGATAACCAATCGGATTACACAAAAACGGAATATCGTTTATAATAACATTCGAAGGCATATGTGTATGACCATAAATCCAACATTTTATTTTATCTTTGTTGGTTTCAATCAATTCATCCATATTACAACAAAACCATTGATTATATGGCAACATTTTTAGTGTTTTGTATTTTGTATCAATCAAAGAATTGGAAGGCACATGATGTGTTATAACAACGCAATTATTATTATTTTGTAAAGCATCTTCTAAAAAATAGAGACTTTCTTCATGTAATTTATTATATTTAATATAATCAAAATGAGGAATTTCATTTACATCATTTATTTGATATCTTGGATTTGTAATTTTAGTCCATAGCGTTGTTCCGATAAAACAATAGCCATCATACAATTCATAACTATTATTCAAAAATCGAATATTATCAAAATTTTGAAAATAATTTTCCATAAAATCCTTTGTTTTTTCTATTGTTTGTGTTTTGTTATAATATTCATGATTTCCTGGAATAACAAACGCCTTTTTGAAATTTGTGCTTATAAATTTCATAAAAATATCGTAATTGGATTGATATGGATTACCAATATCACCGGCTAATATACATACTTCATCCATACCTGGCGAAATTCGTCTAATAAATTCTTCGATTTCATTCGGTCTGATAAATTCTAGATGTAAATCCGAAAAATATCTGAGTTTCATTTTATTATAATAGACAATACTCTTTGTATTGATGTAAATGGATAAAATGTCATAAAGGTATCATTCTTTATGACCCTATGTGCGGAATCGTCGGATATTTAGGAACCCAACAAGCGGTTGAAGCAGTTCTCGCCGGATTAGACCTTCTTCAAAATCGAGGTTATGATTCTGTCGGCGTCTCCATCATAGAATCCGCCAAAATCCGAACTGTCAAATGTGCCTCTACGACAACAAACAATGCTCTTGAAGTTCTCAAAAGTAGGATAACACCACCACCGATATCAAATGCTGCTATAGGACACACTCGATGGGCAACCCATGGAGGAAAAACGAATTGTAATGCGCATCCTCATCATGATGACAAAGACCGGTTATCTCTCGCTCATAATGGGATTATTGAGAACTTTGCTGAAATAAAGTTTAAATTGGTCAAAAAGGGTTATTCCTTTAGGTCTTCGACCGATACTGAAGTCATCGCGATTCTCATCGGAGCCTTTTTAGACGAGGGCCGAACCATGTTGGAAGCCATTCAAGAGGCAACGGCTCAGCTCAAAGGGACCTGGGCTCTTGTTATCCTTCATATTGATTTTCCCAACAAGATGTGGGCTGTGAGGAATGGATCGCCCCTTTTATTGGGAACGAGTCCGGATTGTCTCATGGTTGCGTCCGAACCAATTGCGTTTCAATCCTATATCAACCAGTATATTGTCCTAAAGGATCATGATGTATTAGAAATGGAGAACATAGAGGGGGAATATAAAATCAACAAATCGCTCGCTAAATATCCGAAACAACAGACAAAGGGGGATATAATCGAAACCACTCCTGCCCCCTGGGCACATTGGATGCTCAAAGAAATTATGGAGCAACCTGCGGCGGTCCTCCGAGCAATGAACAATGGGGGTCGAATCGCAAGTGAAACCGCTGTCAAATTGGGAGGATTAGATGTCTGTCGCCCCGTTTTAGAGAACATTGACCATTTAGTGTTGTTAGGATGTGGAACATCCTATCATGCTGGTATGTGGTCCATGGCCATCTTCAAATCGCTGGAGGTATTTGATACAGTATCCCTTTATGACGGTGCGGATTTTGGACCTCGCGATATTCCTAGAAAGGGGAAAACGGTGGCGATTCTCCTCTCCCAATCGGGGGAGACGAAAGACCTACAGAGATGTATTCAGGTTCTTCAAGAAGGAGGCATCATCCGATTAGGTGTGGTCAATGTCGCCGATTCCTTTATTGCCAGAGAGACGAATTGTGGAGTCTATCTCAATGCTGGACGCGAGGTTGCGGTTGCTTCTACTAAATCGTTCACAAATCAATGTGTTGTTTTGGCGCTGATAGCCGTCTGGTTTTCCCAAGTAAAAGGAACACATGAAGAAAAACGCCGGAAAATTATAGCCGACCTTCATCAACTCCCTTTTCAACTGTCTTCCGTTATTATCGAAGAGAATCGAAAAATCATTCAGAAAACGGCTTATGAAATTGCTAAAGCCCCCTCCATGTTTCTTTTAGGAAAAGGGAAAGAAGAAGCCATTGCGAAAGAGGGCGCTCTCAAACTGAAAGAAATCGCCCATATTCATGCCGAAGGCTATTCGACAGCGGCTCTTAAACATGGCCCTTTCGGACTATTAGAACCCAACATGCCCGTTTTAATATTAGATTTAGGAGAAGAATTCCGCGATAAAACGGCGAACGCAATGGCAGAGGTCGCTGCGCGAGAAGCCCATATCATAAACCTTTGTGACCTCCCCGAAGAAAGCGTTTGCGCTTTGGAATACAATGGGACATTCGGCGGACTCATCGCGAATGTATGCGTTCAACTTTTGGCGTACGAATGCGCCGTTATTCAGGGTAAATCACCGGATTATCCGCGTAATTTAGCCAAAGTGGTTACAGTGGAATAGAGGATACGGTGGAATAAAATATACGTATATTGTAAAATGAGTGAAGTTGTTATAAATCCTCTACAATCAGATAATCCTTTACAATCGGAATTAGAAAGCTTAAAACAGGAATCACCAAAAAAATTAAATAGGTTAACTAAAAAGAACAAATCAACTCTTTCGGTTGATGATGATAGTTTATTTGACCCGCTTTATTTAGATGAATTGAAAAAAAATGCATTTGATAAATTGAAAAAAGCAGAAAAAAATTTGAAAAAATCCGAACAAAAATATATGGAAGCCCTAGATGAATTTAATAAATTATTTGATAAAAAGGGCGGAAGACGACATTCAAAATCAAAAAAAAATCGTCCATTTAAAGGTTAAATCATGACTGGTATAAATCGTATATAAAAGAACATCTATCAGTCGCAAAAGTCTAAAAAATAAATTATAAAACGAATCATAATTTATTTTTTTATTTATTCGATATTGCCATCGCTATTGCTCTTCTCTTGATTGAATGCCAATACTTGTTCATTGTATGCCTTGGTCTCTTCCTCGGTAGTAGGCTCACGTGATTCGAAATCCACCGTTTGTTGAACACCTACTAGATTACCTTGTTCATCAATCGTCTGAGTGAGTTTGTTTCCGCTCTTCTGTGCGTTCTTGACATTGTCTTCAATCGCTTTCTTCTTCGCCTCCTTGACACGTTTCTCGAACTCCTCCTTTGCCTTCTCCTCATTCTTCATCTTCTCGTGATGAAGTTGGTTGAGCTCGTCTTCCATGAATTCGACACGACCCGTCTTATAGGCATCTGGATCCCAAGGAAGCCAGAGACCAACAGGACCTACTAAAATATCGTGGTTAGGATCCAAATCACGTAGCTTTTTACATTTCATTTCTGCCTCCTCTTGTGTAGGAAAAACACCGCGAATCTTTAACCCGCGAACAGATGTCTGAAACTCATGTGTCTTCTGGAATTTTTGTGTCAACTGCTCCTCATTTTTGTCTAAAAAGTTTTTGAAATCGTCTTCGACACCGGCCTCTTTTAATTTAGGCCCTTCTTCTTGAATGAATTCAGTATAATCCTGGATAACCGTTTCCACATTCAAACTGTATTTGAAAGAGATGAAGTGGAGGAAATCGAAAAACTTGTCCATCGATTTTTTGAAATCCCATTGCTTTAGGAATTCTTCGAACATAAATATTTCACGCTGTTTCAAGATTTTTTCTGGAGAAATGAAAGACAAACATGCGAATTTTTGTCCAGCAATCGGTTGGTCTTCGTCACAAAGATCTATATATTTAGGATTGATTTGACCATCCACCATTTTTTGTTCAAAACCCTTCGACATCTATATTCTTTTAGACAGATGTTCTTTAACTCTTTTCAACGCATTTTATTTTTTTTGTTGGCTTATAATATAAAATGAGCGGATTCGATTTCTCTGAATTAATCAAACGTGCTATCAAATATATCGTGGAAGGTATCATCGTTGCTTTAGCTGCTTATGTTATTCCTAAACAATCCTTGAAAGTAGAAGAAGTAGTCGTCATTGCTTTGACTGCTGCTGCAACCTTCAGTGTATTGGATGTTTTCATTCCTAGTATGGGAGCAACTGCTCGTCAAGGTGCCGGAGCCGGTATTGGTCTAGGAGTCATCGGTGGACTTCCTGTTGTTCCACTATAAATACCCCCACCCCCCTATTGTGTATAATTTCTCAGTGAAAGAAATTATATACTTTTATTCAGCCTTTATTTTATCAGCCTCTTTTTTGGCATCATTCGCAATGTTCTCTATCACCTTTTCAACCACATTAAAAACGGTCGAGGATCTTTCGCGAACAGTCTCTTCTACTTCGATCTTAACAATAACTCCTGATATGTCTTGAACTACTTCTTTAACTTGAACAATAACTCCTGATATATCTTGAACGACTCCGGATAGGTCTTGAATAACCTCTGATGCTTTATTCGCTGCGTTCTTTAATGGGTCTTCTACCATCTTCATGGATTTGGAACAACTAAAACAACTCATATATATTGTCATAAAGAAAATAAAGCCAATGGGTTTCCATTGGTTATATGTCTTGTGCCATTTACGTAGTCAATTATAAGGACGACGCCCGTCGCCAGAGAATGACCCAAAGAGTCAAAGCCATAGGTTTAGACGCCCATTTTGTTCGACCCGTTTCGGCAGAAGACCCCAGGGTCCGCGACCAGCCTATAACCGACTTTGAAAAAAGGAGTTGGTCGACTCTTTTCCAACATGTCGATTCCATGAGAGATTTTGTAGAGAACACAACATACGATTATTGTATTGTTTGCGAAGACGACATCCTCTTTTCGAGATCGCTTCGCGATGAAATCCCACAAATAATAAACCTTTATGACCAAACAAAGTTGGATGTTCTGTTGTTAAGCTATTTATGGCCATTCGACGTTATTGAAAATAACTATTTTCCGGTTCTTCATAGAACCCCCGAATGGAAAATCCAGGGATATCCAGATGATTTATGGGGAGCCCATATGTATTTTATGTCGAGGGCTCATGCGAAGGTTCTAGTAGACCGATATACCCCTGAATATGCTTTAGCGGAGACACAAGCGGGGCGTCCATTCTGTACCGATTGGCAGTTTACTAAATATGGTAAGAGAGGATTGCTTGTTCCAATGGTAGGTCTAGAAGAAGGCGAAGTCAAAACAGACCATCAAGGACAAATCGATTTTCATCGTTCAGTATTTCGATACCATTATCGAGAAGAGAGATTCGTATAGTCATAAAGGGTTTAAACGTATTATGCTAATAAATATAATATGTTGCGCTCGATTTTTATTACACCATTTGTATATCAATTTCGAAGTTTAATTCACAAATATACTCCTTTTGTTTTTCCAAAAGGATGTTGTCCCAATATTAGCGACCCATCGACATTTGAAACCAATGATTCGGCTATACAAATCAATATAGAAAATATATTGAATTTGACGTTGGCAAATGATTCAACCTGGGAGGAAGTCCTTTATTTTTATAATAATGAAAAAAATATTACAGAATGGGAAGATATTATGCGTTTTGGTATCGGCGAAGCATAGGTTATATAGTAATAAGTTTGCCATTGTGTACAGAAACACATCCAATAATATTTGTTTTTGTGATATGTTTTACTGGGCAATATACAATTACGAGGTTTGATATCCCTTTCAATTTGTTTGTATTTTTTTTACACAATAAAGCCCCCGTTTTGATTATATATTTCATTTCTTTTCTATCAAACGCACCCGGCATTTTACAAATAACATGACATGACGATATATTGTTAACATGAAACCAAATATCATTTTCCGACGCTTTATCAATCATATTGTCATTGTCTTCTTTAGACGTTCCAATCCAAAATATGAGTTCTTTATTCAATCCTTCTATATATATATTTTCGATTTTCATTTTGTACAATATACAAAATAAAAATAAAACAATCAATTTTTCACACGTTTCTACACTGTAGGAAAGAATTCCCAATCCAACTCCATACATACTTTTTTCCAAATCATATCTTGGTCTAACTGTTTCTCGCGATCTTTCATCATCGGTATATACGGCAAATACTGTGTCTGGTCCAAAAGAACACATAATTGATAGAGAGTATATGTATAATTGAAAAAATTCCGGCGATTTGGGGGACAATGAAGCGCCCATGGTTGCTGAATTTCTATAAACAGAACACATAGGGTTTCGTGTAGTTCTTCACTCATAATTGGCGGTTTGACCCCGAATATCGAATTAATATATTGAATATGTTCAAAATATTTATTGAATCCCAATTTCCGCAATATTTCGCGCATTTTGTCATACGTTATCTCTTTGTAATCCTGAATCCGCTCTTTTTTAATCCGGTCTTTAATCGCCTGGATAACCTCCTCCGGAATTTGTGTCGTCTCTTTTGCCTGGAATTGCGATAGAATCTCTTTGAAATGATTCAGACGAATATAGGCCGTATAAGACACTTCATTCGGCGGCTCTTTATTCGTAGGTTTAGATGAATCTACAATATAAGAAATGAACTTGCCACAAGCCGGGTGATTACAAATGAGAATCCCCTCTTCATCTTGTGGTATCATTTCGCCTATATGACAATAGTCGCATACATCCGAAGATACGATATAATCCTGAATATTGATATAATCGTTTGTGACATTCCGCCAGTAGGCTTGATATGTTTTACGGGATTGATTGTATTGTTGGGAATATGGATTTGCCTTTTCGGGGTCGACGGATTTTATTTTGAAAAAAGAATGGAGAACATTTGTACTTCCGCCTCCTGTCGATATATCTTTTTTTTGTTCGAAATATTCGAAAATGTATTTTGAATTATTTAAATAATAATCTTTTTCATCATTTAGCAGTCCCTTCAATTCCTTCTGTTTTTTATGAAGCAAATCTTTTGTATCCATATAATCATCAATATTCTTTCTGACCCCTTTCAGTCGTTGTTTTAGTTGGTCAATGTCTTGTCTTAATTTAGGAATTAATTCTATTTGGTTTTTAGCAAATTGGGCCACGAATTCGGAATGTTTTTCATCGATCGTTTTGGCCGATTTCATATAATGAAAAAAGTAATAGTTTGTTTATATCTTTTAACCCTTTATTACGGTTTACAGTATAAATAGCCTACTATAATTGGTATTTGAAAGGGTTATTTATATCGGTTTCGTAAAAAACACACTATTTTAACCGTGTTCTAATTTATATGCAGTCTACTGAAGAAATACAAGTAAAAAAGAAGAATTTTCAAAAAATGTTGCTGATAACAAATGCCATAGAAAAAGGTTGGTCTGTCAAAAAGGTTGATTCTTCTTATGTTTTTCGCAAAAAAACAGAGAACAAGAAGGAGGTTTTTCGTGCCGATTATCTGGAAAAATTCATTGATTCCAATTTAGATATCAATCTTTTACTTAAATAGGGTGGGAGTTTCGATGGGGGTTTCGATAGGGGTTTCGATTGGGATTTCGATGGGGGTTTCGATAGGGGTTTCAATGGGGGTTTCAATGGGGATTTCGATGGGGGTTTCAATGGGGGTTTCAATGGGGGTTTCGATGGGGACTTGATTTAATAAAATGAATTCTGTTTGATTATTTACGGATGACCTATTTACTTTCACGATTTCTCTTGGATCGATATCATTGAATTGGACTTTGGTATTAAGATATGCCGAAAAGAATATATTATGATCGGTATGAATAATAGTGAGAACATTCGACAATTTCGAAATCATAAAGAGAATATTTGTGACAAAATTCAATAAAGTCTGATTCCCTAAACTCCGTGGGTAGATTACATTCCAACTGAAAATAGTATTTATGACGAATACAGTTCCAGCAAAATAACTGGCATATTGATAATGTTGAACAACTGTTCGTAGTTGTACTTTTTTATAGTCGACGAAAATTTCGAGTCGTTTTCCTACAGACTCACTATCTGTTGAAATATTGGGGTTGACTTCTAATAGTTTGATTAATTTTTCTTCACGTAGTATTTCTGTTATATACATCAGAATGAAAGCACCAACCGTTATATAATTTAGAATGAACACGATTTTGTATTGTCGTTCGGGTTCATCCATGTTTTCTGATAAAGTACACATATCACTATTACATTCTTGGGGAATAAAGAGAAGAAGAAGCGAAGATACCATGACACGATACAGTTCTATGGATACACTTATTGCCATAATCGTTTTTTGTTTGAAATCTTGGCTAGTTACCGTATCATAAATGATTTGATAGAATGTTTTGGGTATGTATGCGATTTGATCCATCTATATTAGGGGTATATTCTTTATAGTAGGGAAACCTACGGTTTCCCCTACGACCCCATCCCTTCCTTACTGAATAGGCTTTCATATACAGTATTTTAATATTATACCTAAAAAAAGGGAGGGGTCGTAGGGGAACCTACGGTTCCCTACTTATGACGGAATGTTGTCTACATAATTTGGTATAATAATTAATTAAAATAAATTAAATTAATTTTATGTAAGCATTTTTTTGTTTTAGGCTTTTTTCCAAAATTATTTTCTTTAGCAATTTTATAAAAGCGATTTCATGGGTGGAGCTTTGATGCAACTAGTCGCTTATGGCGCACAAGACGTGTTCCTTACTGGAACTCCTGAGATTACTTTCTGGAAGGTGTCCTACAGACGCCATACCAACTTCGCCATGGAGTCTATTGAACAGACTTTCTCTGGTCAAGCCGATTTCGGCAGACGTGTAACCTGCACCATCTCCAGAAACGGAGATCTTGCTTACCGCACTTACCTTCAGGTCACTCTTCCTGAAATCAACCAATCTATGGTTGGAACCGCTGCTGCAACTGGTGTTGCTGCCCCTGGTGTCTATGCCCGTTGGTTAGACTTCATTGGTGAACAACTTATTGCCCAAGTTGAGGTCGAAATTGGAGGTCAAAGAATTGACCGTCAATACGGAGACTGGATGCACATCTGGAACCAAGTCACCATGAGCTCTGAGCAACAACGTGGATATTTCAAACTTATTGGAAACACCACTCAACTCACCTACATGACTGACCCAACCTTTGCTGCCATCTCTGGTCCTTGCGCTGCTAGTGGTGCCCCTACTCAAGTATGTGCCCCAAGAAACGCTCTTCCTGAGACCACTCTTTACATTCCTCTTCTTTTCTGGTTCTGCAGAAACCCTGGATTAGCTCTTCCTTTGATCGCTCTTCAATACCACGAAGTCAAAATCAACCTTGACCTCAGACCTATTGGAGAATGCTTATGGGCTGTCAACACTCTTTCTGCTGTTACTGGAACCCAATCAGTCACCACTGCCTACCAACAATCTCTTGTTGCTGCTTCTCTCTATGTTGATTACATCTTCTTAGATACTGATGAACGCAGAAAAATGGCACAAAACCCTCACGAGTACCTCATTGAACAAGTTCAATTCACTGGTGATGAATCTGTCGGATCTTCTTCCAACAAAATTAAACTCAACTTCAATCACCCTGTTAAAGAGCTCATCTGGGTTGTCCAACCTGATGCCAACGTTGACTACTGCTCATCTCTTGATGCTTCTCAAATCCTTTACAGAGTCCTTGGTGCTCAACCATTTAACTACACTGATTCCATTGATGCTCTTCCTAACGCCATCCATGCTTTCGGTGGACCTGCTGAGACTGCTGGTGCTAATGCCTTCATCACCTCCTCTGGTTTATTCCAAATGGCTGGTGCTGTTGACATTACCTCCCAAACCCCCGCTGGTGCTTGGCTTGGAGCTACCTCTGCTGAGCTTCCATTCCGCCCACAAGATGGTTCCACTGCTATCACCACCTCTGGTCTTTCTGATGCTGGAACCTTCGTTCTTGCTGAGACTGCCCTTGACATGCATTGCTGGGGTGAAAACCCAGTGGTCACCGCTAAGCTCCAACTTAACGGCCAAGACAGATTCTCTGAGCGTGAAGGATCCTACTTCGATGTTGTCCAACCTTACCAACATCACACCCGTGCCCCTGATACCGGTATCAATGTGTATTCTTTCGCATTGAGACCTGAGGAACACCAACCAAGCGGGTCATGCAACTTCTCCAGAATTGATAACGCTGTCCTTCAGCTTGTCCTTTCTTCCCCGACTGTTTCGGGAACCGCCACTGCCAAGGTTCGTGTATACGCAGTTAACTACAACGTTCTAAGAGTTATGAGCGGCATTAAACTTGATATTTTGGTATATGTTTTATATCAACTTATTAAGAATTGTGCAGAAAAACAACCCGCCACAAACAAATCAGGCTCTGTTTGTGGAAACTTCGGTTTGACCCCTGTCGTAAAGGTCAGTTGTTAGTGAGGAGAAATCCTCGCAAGATTACTTGTTGTTCGGGGAACCCCTTAGAGCTTCAACTACCAAGTGAGTATGGGAAACCTGCTCATGGCCGAGAAGAGAACTCGGGTATGGTAATAATGTTGAAGATTGGGCAATCCGCATGGTTATAACCTAAAGACGCTTATGCTAGTCTATGGTTAGCCGTCAGAGACTGAACGGTAGTCGCTCGATGATGAAGGTTTAAGCAGCCGGAGTCGGGTTAAGATACAGTCCATTCCCCTAGGGAAACTTAGGGGTACCAAAGGGCAGGTGTTGCTTACTCCAATTAAACGTAAGTTTAGTTGTGATTATTCAATCCTAGCTCATAGCTCTCTTAGTCAATATTATATGATTCATTATAATATTGAGCAAAATTATATACACTCTTTATTTATTATTATTTTTTTGAACTTTTTCATAACGTCCTCATAAGAAAACCGGTTTTTCATCATATTACACGTATTACAACAACTTCGACAGTTGGTTCCTATATATCCTATCAAATTATCAAATCTGTCAATTCCATTTCTATGATTATGACTATTTTCTTTACCACATATATAACAAGAATCCTTTGTGATTCTTTGAAAATCTTCTTCGGAAAGTGAAAAATCAATATTACGATTTTTGGCAGAAATAGAATACTGTTTATAATTTCCACTAATAAAATCCGGAAAATGTTCTAGGAACATTCTTTCTTTTTCTGTATGATAGGATACAATATGCTGAATCCTTTTTAGAAAGGTTTCTACTGACATTTTATGTTTCAAATAATTACACAAAGAACAACAACTGACACAATTCTCTATAAAATATCCTTGGGTAGAATCACTTCTATCTACTCCATTGAAGTTCTTTTCTTCATTTATTTCACCACAATAGTGACAATTCTTTTTGATAATATCACAAAACACCTCTTTTGTCAATTGAAACTCTATGTTACGTCGTCCGGCTTCTTTTATATAGGAACGAAAGGATTGATTTATATTGGTCTTCGCCAACAAATTACGTTTTTCTTTATCTCGTAATTTGTCCTGTTTTTTATTCTGGTCTCGACATTTTTTACACGTTTTTGTTTGTATTTTTACGCCCTTGAACTCACTTATATCATATTGAATACAACAGCCAGAACATATCCGTTGGGTTTCTTCCATGGTTTGATTCAATTCTTTTACTTGGTCTCTCTTTGCTTTATCGGTCGCTCTATCGGTTTCTAGGCAGTCTTTACATTTCGAAAAGATATACTCACCTTCTAATTGTGATTTACATCCACGTATATAATTTTGACAAACCTTTTTACCAGAATCTATGGTTTCTTCTACAAACATACATATCTGATGTTTTCCACAAAAATTATTTTCAACCGATTTTTGGAAGGTACACCCCTCTTTTTTACATAAAATAATATCCTTTTTGTATTTACTTTTATCTCGTGTTCTACAATTTTCACACGTCTTTATATCCTGTCCTAAAAAATACATCTTTTTACACCCCTTACATAATTCCAAATGTTCAAGCATCTCTGGTGTATATTCACACATATATTGATGAAACTTACAAAAAAAAGTAGGTTGTATTTGTTTGTTCCTACAACATTTACTATGTCTATCTTTTGCTAAACAGTTCATAGTTTTATGATATTATACATTATCTATTTATATTATTTCTATAATGTATTTTATATAATGTTATGTATGGATTTGTGATGAAACCTTTGTATAAGGACAACTCTCCAAACCAATCGCCATATTTGCCAATCGATCGGCCCCGGCATTCCCCATAGAATGTTCGTCAGACAGTCCCGTATGTGCTCGTATATGAATGAACTGAACGTTCAATCCCTGATACAATTCATACAATTGTCTAACCAACTCTTTATTCGGGACCTCGGTTCTCCATCCTTCGCCCGCTAATCGAGTCCCATACGATCTAGAACACCGAATAGCATATTCCGAATCCGATACGATAGCGACAACTTTACCACCCACAATATCATCCTTTATCACCTCATACGCATCGAGTATTGCCGTTAATTCAGCAACATTATTGGTTTGCTTCCCCTCCACCCGCCGCGATATATTCCGCGCATCCCCTTCGCCGAAGTAGACACCGATTCCAGCACAAGTCCCCTCTTTCCCATTATTCGCGCATGCCCCATCGGTGTATACATAATACTCCGGTGGAACCAAACCTGTATGACTTTCATTTGATACCCCTTGTATAAATACTTCGGCATCGCCCTTTTTATCGAATTTTTTGTAAACAGCACCACTATATCCTTTAACCCTTTCCTTGCATTCAGACCATGTCATAAAAATTCCAGTGGTTCTTCCTTTAGCTACAGCATAATAAGGCATTTATTTGTTTTGTCAAAAAGATATTATATTCTTTTTGACAAAAAATACAGAAAAGGGTATAAAAGCCCCGCCCTCCTCCTATATAAAGATGTCTCTTTCCGCGCATGTGACTACTCAAAAACAACTTCTTCTGAATAATCTCATGGATTTTTACAAAACTTCTTCTAATCTTCAAAAAATGATGGATGTCATTAATGGTGATTCAAAAATCTCCCTCCGAATTGTGGATTGGTTTGTGACCAATTACGCCAAGAAATATTTCACAGTATACGAAGTTCCTCGAATCGTCGATGGAACACCTTCACCGAATGAAACATCGCGATTCAAAGTTTTCCATGAATACAAACTGAAATTGAAGGCATATGCGAAGAAAAATTTCGACCCCTTTTGTCGTTGGGAAAGGATTCAAATTCCATATGATGACAAATCGTCTATGGAAACAACCATTGGCCAGCTCAATTTTTTCAAATGGGCCATTGAGAACCGGATTTTGGAATATATTCATGCGCATTATCCAGAAATAGAAGACGATATGAATAGTCGGAATAGCACATCAAAAAGAAAAACCGCAACCGCTATAACTACCGCAGATGAAGGTAAGACAAGAAAAAAACGCGAAGAACTCTCTATTTCCGCATGTAAATGTATCAAAAAGGAAAATGTCAAGATTGTCGTTACATTTCATTAAGGCAGCCCGAAGGGCTGCAAAGCCCCGGATTCAATGAGAATGGGTGTAAAAGAATATTTCTTTATGACATACATCGAAAAAACAATATTAGTAGAAACAAGTAGCAAAATCATTATGAATGAATATTCAGTAATGGAATTGATATAATCATTCTTTATGACATCTTTCTCTCACTAAAGAAATAATGAATTAATTGTTTATAAAAATAGAAAAGGTTTAATTACAATGATGACAAAGGGTCATTGTAATTATTCAAAATCTACATAAGTGTTTTATATGTAGATGATATGTATACCGCGTTCTTATATCCTATATTTTGGAGTTTTTCAGCGGCCATTCTTGCTCTATGACCCGTATTACAATAAATCAATATGTGTTTATTTTTATCAGGGTATTCAGCGGCCATTCTTTTTTCTAGGTCAGCACTTTGAATGTGAATTGAACCAGGATAATATCCTAATGTACTACGTTCAATATCGGTTCGAACATCGAGAACCAATATGTTTTTATTATGTTTGATTAGTTTTTTTGCTTTTTCACTAGATACCCTATGTTTTGAAGATACAGCATATTGATATATAAAATAAATAATGAGTATAATTAAAATTACACTTAATATTATTTTATTGGTCATAAAGAATGTTTTTGCCATTGATATAATTATATGTATAATTTATTTCAATTAAGCAAAGGACGTTGGTGCTTAATATGACGCAAGGGTGCTGGTATAATAACCGGTATACGATCCATAATAGAAAGGGAATCGAGTTCTTTCAATTGAGGTCGTATTTCAGGTTGAGGAGATACTAGATTGGTCGACCCTGTTCCTTTCAAAAAGGAATCAATGTCAGCAAAATTACGGGAAAGGACGAAAGGGCCCATTTGACCGCCTAAAAGTCCGTCGCCTGCAAAATGATTGGTGAATGCTTGTCCATTTCCCTGATTCCTAAACATAGAATATTGACGTTGTTCTTCGCGTCCGCGTTCTTCAAATTGATAGTTTCCTCGATCATTTCGATTACGTGTAGATGCCATTTATATTGTATTCATATTTTTTGTAGGAAACTTCTTATAGAAGTTTATCATGATGACCGATTTCTATATTCGCTGGAGTAAATGGTGGAAACCTTCATCCGTCGGGTTTTCATAGAATTTTATAAAATCAGAAAAATAATCATATGTCAAGAGAACACACACCCCCGTTTCTATATTTTCCGATAGGAATTGACCGGCGGCTTTTGTATACAATTCGATGAAGCGTTGGTCGTCTCGTGTGTTGTTTAAAATATCTTCTATTCCCCGTTTCATTGCTTCATCGTCGTAAAGCATTTCATCATAATATTCGGGGCATAATTCCTTCAAATGAGCATTTTGTTTTTCTAAAGTTTGGATATCCATATTAAAATATTCTCGGATTAAAGCACGATATTCAGCATTTGTGGAATACATAATTATAGATAACAATAAGAGAATTCTTTATGACATTTTTTTCGATATATTTTGTTCAAATCTAAGATGAACCTAGATTTGAAGGGGGGAGGGGATTTACATCATGAACCATGATCTACTTTTGCGGGCAGATTTACGTGATTTACGTGATTTGCGTTGAGATTTTTTAACTTTGCGACTGGATTTGCGTCCAGATTTGCGTCTGCGGCCACCAGAGACTTTGTCTCCAGAAGCAATAGCGTTTAATTCTGGTTGAGACATGGCTGCTGGATCTGCTAAACGGGCATTCGCACCAGAAGTTTCACCGGAAAATTGGGCAGGTTGAAGAGACATTATATAATCTATGAAGATATTTATCGCATGCTGATCTCTCTAGCAGAAGCTCCTCCGCGAGTCCACCCATTCATTGCGACTTCCTCTACGGAGAAAGCAGGGTTGGTAATATGCGAACGCAAATCTTCACGAATAGGATACGAATGATAATCAATATATGGTTTTTCAGAGACAGTTGCAACACTCTTTAGGTCTCGAATCATTTGTCCCTGTTGGAGTTGGGCCTCTAAAATAGGGTCGCCTCCACCTCTTCCTAAATAAGGAACAGTAAGAAATGGGCGTTCGAAAAGCTGGACCTTCTCTAAAGAACGTTCGCTTTCAGACTTGTTAAAGAGTTTAGACTCAATATCAATAAAAGCAGGAGATACAGAGAACTCATTGCTGACGACGAACCCAGGGATTTCACTTGCGAACTGAACCTGGGAGGTCGATCCATATTGGCTAAAATAGTTGGCTACACTGTAGTTTCCGAAACGAGTATTCTGAATGTTTTGTTGGGTTTGGTCAGGAACATCCGATTTGAGGCTTGCCATAGTATTGAATGTGTAAGGGTGAAGAGACGACATAATATATTATAGGAATATAATTCTTTATGACATAACAAATTTCACACTCTAGTTAGTATATCTATCTAGATTACGAGCACACGCAAACATATTTCCCTCTTTACACGAGACCATGCTACCATAACAGAAATCGGCAAATCCAGCTTGGTCATTCGGAATAGTTGTCGACGCATTTGAATAAAACGGTTGAAGCGATTGTTCAAAGACAAATTGTTCGCCTAAATCCGTAAACAATTTTTTGGCGATATCTGGTTGTCCTGGATTCTGGTCAATGACCAATTGTTTGGCCTGTTCTAATATCGATTGGTTTGTTTGGGCATTAAAAGCAGGAGGCGCCGGTTTCTTTTTTGGATTGAAATCATAATCGGGAAGCAAAACATTCGAAAAAGGATTTGTATCGGATGGACGATCAAACGTTTCTGCCCGGTCCATGGGCCCTCGGTTCTCAATAACAGCTAAAGCAGGATTATCAAACCCCTCTTTCTTTCCCAACTGTTTATTACATTCTTTTTGACGATAATAATGAAGTAGATAGACAGTTCCTATAGTTAGAAACCCAATCAAAAAAACACGCATACTACGGTATACCGATAAAAGCGCAATCCATAATACGAATAGGGATCTAGTAATAGCATTGAGTTTTTGATTGAAAGTCATATCGGATACGGGAAAAAATTCCGCCAAATATTTACCCTGTAAGAGAACATTCGGGTTCTCCGACCAAAAAGGGACTATCAATTCTTGTGGCTTATTTATAAGATTATTCGATATATCTGTCTCTATTGAAAAATCACTTGATATGAGAGATGTCATGCTATATAATGAATCCTATATTTTTTACTACGCCTTTTAGGCCTAAGGATCCGACGATTGAACATCCTAAACACCTAAGTCCTTTCACACTTATAGAACCCTATTTACAAAGCCGTTTGTTTAATACATTTTTTATCCACTTCAAACGTGTCGATATTTTCCGATTGTGGAACAATCCGAATGATACATTTCGATTTTTCGCCATAAAGAGGTTCCGTGCATCCTTTCTCTTGATTCGGTTTTTTGCGGCGGGTTTTACGGGCCTTTTGTAGCTCTTTATAGGATTTTGTACATCGCGAACGAAAATGTTCATATCGTTCTCGAACTTGTGGAAATGTCAACCCCGATTTCTTTCCTAACATTTTGTTTATCAGTTCATGAAGGTCAAATATGTATTTTGAAAATGTAGCACGGCTTTCCATTTGCTCGGATGTCAATGGGAGTTTCTTGAAATTATTTTTCAGATTTTTACGACATTTACCACAAGGGAGAACATACTGGAGGTTGATAACAAATGATTGATAATGTCGTTTCTCGTCGCATGTAGGATGGACCGGATAGTTGAAACTCATGGTATGGAGGTAATGCCACATACTGGGTCCCCATACCATTGTCAACATTCCATCACCACTATTATAATCATCTTGTGAATAAACGGATGTTTTGTTGTTCATTTATATATTGTGAGATTTTTGTCCTTTAGCCCTTTTCATATAAGTTTATTTCCCTTTATAAAAAATAACAGCTCAATATATAATGGCCAATCTTTTCGTATATATTGACTCTATTTTGAAACCCTACTACAAATATATGATGATGTTCTTTTTATTTGTATTGTTTGTGACTGTCGCTAGATTTGCGTATCAAACATCTTTTGTTAAAGTTGATAAGAATAAAAAGGCAGCCAATATTGCCAACGCAAACAATTTTAAACCGATTACTTCAGTCTATTTCTTCCATGTCGACTGGTGTCCTCATTGTGTTAAAGCCATTCCTGAATGGAACGCCTTTGTAGAAATATATAATGGCAAAGAGATAAATGGACATTTAGTTCAATGTTATGATATTGACTGTACAGATGATAATGGAGACGCAACCGTCCAATTCGACCCGAAAGACGGAACTCCGACTAGAATGGAACCTACCCCTATCAAAATCTCACAATTAGTTAAAAAATACAAAGTCGATTCCTACCCCACTATCAAACTCACTAAAGACAATGTCGTAGTGGATTTCGATGCTAAGGTCACAAAGGAAAATTTGATTCAATTTGTTAATTCTGTGTAGGGGTAGGGAACCTACGGTTCCCCTACGACCCCTCCCTTCTCCCTTCGGGTTCCGCTAAGGATTTATTATATATTGTCATAAAGGAATAATTCTTTATGACAATTAAGAGAACATTCGTGGAAGTTCTCGAATTAATCAATCAAATAAAGGAATAATTCTTTATGACAATTTTGGCGGAACCCGACAGTATAAGGGATAAGGGATAAGGGAGGGGTCGTAGGGGAACCG